TACATTAGTATAGAACGCGGCGACGGCGAGGACTAACTACTTCATGCTGCCGCGGTTGATGCTGCTACTGCTGCAGCGTCTACGCTTTTTTTTAAAGCAGTTGCATCAACATTTGCTTTAGTAGCATTAGTCTTCGCTTTATCGGCAGCTATTTGTGCTGCTTTTACTAAATCAACAGTTTCTGCACTATTAATTAATATTAAAGCATCATCGGCTTCATTATTTGCGGCAACAGCGGCTAATTCTATTGCAGCTGCAGCCGATTTTTGTTGAGCGAGGGCCGCTTTTTGAGCATCAGTTGCACCTGTTGCAGGCATTTTAGCTGTTACTGCTTTAGTTATTACAAATACCTCTTTAGTTATTTTAATTGTGTCTACAATAGTTTTACCAGTTTCAATTATTATTTTCTGTATTTCATTTGGAGTGCTATAAGAATCATAATATTTTTTATGGTCATCATCGTCATCCCAATTAGATTTATTTAATTTAGATTTCCAGTATGAATTTCTACTATCCATAGATTTCGGGGAAGTATTTTTTTTCCCCCATCCATGACCCTTAGAATAGTATAACTCATCTTTATCTTCAAGACTCTTTTTCCATTTTTTATAGTCTTTATAGTCTTTTTTTGTTATTGAACTTCCTCCACCGATTGAGTAATCACGCCAACTTCTACCCCGAGGATATAAGTAGTGACCATCTTTATTATTTGCAGCTGTAGGTTCTGATATTTTTAATACATTTGCTAACCTCATTCGCGGACAACTTCTTCCATGCATATCTTCCTTTGCGGTTACACCGTCGTCACAACATCCAAACTGTGTTTCTGAACATTTTTTACCTGACGGTTTCATACCTGAAGGATCTATTCCGAAAATAAAGAACAAAATAGTAGTAACATACGTCATTAAAATAAAAGGAATAAAAACAATAAACCACGAAATTATGGTCATACCACTATTACATATCGAATTAAGAACTATTGTAAAAATTATCATAACAATAAATTTAAAGAATGCCTGGATTGTTTCGCCGCGGTACATATCGATAATTATTTGAATAATTGAAAATGCTAAATATAAAAGTGCTGGTGCGCATACATTTTCTAAAACCATTATTTATTTTATTTATTGTATAATATATTATATTATAAAAATATAACATAATATATTGGTTTTACAAATACTTAATTTTTTAATTATAAATCAAAATTACATTTTGTTCTATGATATGTTCCTTTATTTTTTCCTTCAAAAATAGTTGCGTTTGTGTCTTTAAAAATTCCAACTTTTTCTCCCACTTCTTCATTTATGTAAGAATAAATGTTACCATCTTCGTCATCATTTGTTACATACCGTATACCATTGATTTCTACCTCAAATAGTTCCTCCTCTTCTTCCTCTTCTTCCTCCACCACCTCTTCCTCCACCACCTCTTCCTCCGCTGCCTGATCCTCTTCTTCTTCTTCGGTTTCTGTCTCTATATCATCTTGACTCGCATTAGATACTATTTCACTTTTTGTAGGAAATGTTGGTAACTTGATTTCCATTTCCTCTTCTTCTTCCTCTTCCTCTTCCTCTTCCTCTTCCTCTTCCTCTTCCTCTTCCTCTTCCTCTTCCTCTTCCTTCTCCTTCTCCTCTTCGACTTCTTCTTCCTTCTCCTTCTCCTCTTCGACTTCTTCTTCTGCTTCAACTTCTTCCTCTTCCTTCTCCTCTTCAACTTCTTCTTCCTTCTCATCTTCCTCTTCGACTTCTTCTTCCTTCTCCTCTTCAACTTCTTCCTTATCATCTTCCTCTTCGACTTCGACTTCCACTTCGACTTCTTCTTCCTCTTCCGCTTCGACTTCAACTTCTTCTTCAGTATCCGACTCTTCCTCTTCGACTTCTTCTTCTTCTTCCTCTTCAGTATCCGAGTGCTCTTCTTCCTCTTTACTTACATCATCATGATTTTTACTTTCTTGTAAAATAATATTCTTAACACTTTGTCCCAATAACATCTTATTTACAATACTAATATCTTCACTTTTGTTACAACTACATACACAGTTACATTTTTTCTCTTTAATTTCAAGATTAATAGATGACGATTCATTTTCATTCTCTATTTTTTGATATTTACTTAACTCTCTTTTAAGGTACAAAATTTCTTGTTTAAGAAGATATAATTCAGAATTTGTAGAAAAGACATCTTCATTGCGTTCAAAGTCATTTTTACAAACACTTTTATTAACTACACGCACTAGTAAGTTATTATGATCTACTAATTTTTTTACAACAGTTAAATTTAAAACTTCATTGTGCGTTTTTTCATATGTTTCAAAATCATAAAAAAATGATTGTAACTTATCGTCTAAACCCGATTTTATACAATTTTCAACATCTTTTAATATTGGAGAAATATCTATTCTACTATTTTTAAAATTTGTATTTGTTGTATTTGTATTTTCTATTTTTACTTCATACATTTTAATGGAATGTTTAGGAAATACGATAGATAAATGGATATATATAAATATTGGTATTCGTTTAATATGATTTAAAAAATATTTAATAAATAAGTATATAAGTAAATATATTTAATGGAAAACACAGAAAAAGAAAAAGAAGAAGAAGAAACTGTGCATCAAAATGTTGTCGAAAATGATAGTATAACAGAATCAAATGTAATTTTAAATGAAAATGATATTGAAAGAAAAAGACAAGAACATTTGGTAAAAGAATATTATATAAATTTACAAAAACAAAAATGTGAAAGATTTATCGAAATTACTATGAACCAAACTACCTATACGCGAGAGGAAGCTATTGCTAGTTTAGAAAAACATAAAGGAGATATTACTCTCGTAATCAAAGAGTTTTTAGGCGTTGTAGACAAAAGTGAAGAACGCGAAAAAGAAAAGAATTCAAAATCACTTCATCAAAAAAGATACGGCGTTATTAGAGAATATATGGACAATGCATCTATTAACTATATGAAAAAACAAGAGGAAGCAAAAAGATACAATGATTTTTTAGAAAGACGTAAAAAAGCAGGTGAAGTGGTTGGTAATAAAAAATAATAATATTCCGCTCACATAATCACATAATCAAATAATAAAAATATAACATACATAATACATAAATATAAATAAACATAAATGAGGTTTTACACTAAACTAATAGCATATATAATAATTACTCAATTAGCTACAATAATAGTGATATTTTTATTTTCAAAACATTCAAAAAACCCACAAATTGCGTATTTAGCCAAACATATACCTATGGGGACGGCTTTTTTAACAGTCATTGGTATATTTGTAACTATGATAATATTTAGGAATCAGTATGACAAGAATGTTATGGAGATGACGCTTGATATAACAAAAGATAATTTAACGCAGATTCACCAACTTTTTGTTAATTATTATAATGATTGTCCAAAATTTATAGAATCTATGATGTTCGATTTTGAAAAATCAAAACAAACCAATACTGTTTCAAAAACCAATGAAAACAAAGTAATCAAAAGAATGATTACTGTTAGAATCATACAGTGTGTGGAAAATTATTTTGTAACTGCGGCATCGACATCAACTAGCGATAGTGAAGTAATGTGCACTTTTTTATCATATTTTAATTCTTTAGAGCTGCAACATGAAGAATTCCCTATGGTTAAATATAACATTTCAAAACAAACAATAATGTATATTGAAAAATTATTTGATATTAATAACAAAAATAAATTCAAATCTTCCGATGAAGTAATTAAATATTGTGACAATTTTATATTATCCGGGCAACTCGACTTTTATCTTAACTATATAGATCCAACAATTATAACACAACGATAAAAAACGTATGATGGTAATTTATGTTCGATCGTTTATCTCCAGTCGTTTATGTAATATAATATAATTCACAAATCTTGAATCATTCGTCTCTATGCTTACATTCATAAATATGATAAATATGATAAATTATAACTATATAAATAGTCATAATTTATAACATTGATTTTACTCTTACAATCTCAATTGCCGCCCACGGTAATACCAAACGCATTATTAATAATATTACTCTTCAACGGTTTATTTTTTTTAATATTTACCGAATTTGTCGGTATAATTTTATTATTAAGAAGAAAGTCATTATTATCTTCATACAATTCGGGCAAAATATGTGTAAGTGGCTTATTTACGATGTATATCATCTGCTCGCTCTGAAATAATTTTCTGTATTCTTGAATCGTGAGATTTCCATAAAACTTGTTCAAAAGATAAAAAGGATTTGGTGCAACTTTAATGCTTTTCTCATATTTATATATTTTCCCGTAAAGCAAGTTCAGTAGATGATATCTTTCAAATTTGGTAGAAGTATCAATATTTTCATTCATAAGAAAAGCGGCTGAACATTCTGGTGAGCAAAAACACCCATATACATTATATACGTCTTTCGTTAAGGTTTTCGGTATATATATCGCCGGCGAATCAAATTCGCATGTACACCAAAAACACGCCGAACGTTGCGTCCCTCCTGTGTTTTTACAAATATCACTTTTGTGAAAACTGACTTTTAGTTGATTTATTTTTCGCCATATCTCCTTTTCATTTTTACATGTTCCCATTACACTGTCACCATCATCGCCATCGTCATACTCGGTGTTATATAAGTTAACATCCGGCGAGTATACACTATTAAAAATTCCTGTTTTTTGATTTATAATCTCGTTACTCGAATAGTTAGGTAAGCTATGTGTAGTATGTGTACTATTATTAAAACTTGCAGCAGCAGCAGCAGCTGAAGGAAAGGGGGCGAGAGAAGCAGCTTTATGACAATTTACATTTATTTCACCATTTGTTGACTCACTAGAACTAACAGAAGGATTGTATACTTTAAATAAATGCGACAAACTGTCATTATATACCGGAATAGGCGCAACACTACATGGCGAATTTTGTATTTCTTTACTACTATTACTATTCTGCGCACCTTTAATATAAATATCGCTACCCTTTAGTTGTGATGAATTGTTATAGCTTTGTATTTCATTGCGCTCCTTTTCGTCATCGACATTATTAACATTATCGCTATTTTTATTTTTGATATCATTAAGAGAACATTTTAGATGTAAAATAATATTAGGTATTTCGTTGTTATTATTATTATCTTCTAATTTTTGTGTAATAATTTTACCACCCTTTGGTTTTCTACCCCTTTTTTTAGCTACTTTTTCTTCCGGTGGGTTTGTCTCTGGGTTGTTAGAATCTATTATTACGTTGGAATCCGTATGTATATCATCATTTTTATTTTTAGACTTGCATACTCTACGTTTTCTGACTTTGACACCAGTAACTATATCACCTTTTACGTTAGTACTTTCAATACTATTTGTAGTACCGTTATCGCCTACTAAACCTTTCGCCAATGCGTTTTCCATAGCTATATTTTTTTTAGACCTTCGTTTCCTTATTTTTTTTTCTGTACTAGCAACCACCGTGTTATCACTAGAGGATGACGCTACGGCAACAACATCAGGCTTTATAGTTTTTTTTCTTCCTCTCTTTTTCTTTTCAATAACAACTACTGTATTTTCCGTAGGTTGAATATTACTTTCACATACCATATTTGTAATGTTAGAGTTGTTATTCAATGTAATAGGGTCATTGGCTATGTCAGCGGTGTTAGTGTTAGCGGTGTTAGTGTTAGCGGTGTTAGTATTCATATTAAACGATATATACTCTAATTAAAAAGACGAATTTAAATAGTTTTAATATATGTTTTATTTAGTTTTTTTCATTCGAAAGTCTTTCAAAGCATGCACGACAAACAGGTTTATAATTTTCTACTCCTATTACTACTTGGTCGGTTTCATTTGTAATTCTATAACTGAATAGTCCTGGTTTTCCGTCTCGACATTCGCTACAAAGCGATTTAAGTTTGTAAACATTATCACAGTGTGGTATCAAGTCTAATAGTGAACCTATTTTATTTTTCTTAAAATCTCCGTCTAGTCCACAAATATAAACGCGTTTGTGTAAATCTTCAACAAGGGGAATAACAGTATGTATGTCGTTGAAAAACTGCCCTTCGTTAATCAGTATAACTTCCGATTCATTTACTTTTTCTTTGTTTTGTTCGCAAATATCTAAAATAGATGCTCCTTTAATGCACGGAATCATTACTTTATCGTGCGTAGACATAAATGAAGCATCGCAATACCTATTATCCGTTTCGTAGTTAATTACTATAACCGGAATATTACAATACATGCATTGGTCGTATATTTTTTTCAATGTTGACGTTTTACCTGAAAACATTGGACCAAGAATTAGTTCTAAATATCCTTCATTGTTGTGTTTCACATTAACATTAGTAGATGATATGATTGATTTTGACGAAGAGTCGGGGGACGAAGGGTTCATTTTTGGCGTGTGTGTATTATGCGTGGGTATAAAAGAACGAGTATGTGATAAATCTATATTGTTCATTTATATATAATATACTGTTTCAATTATATTTATAAAAAAACTTATTAAAACTAAAAAATAAACAACTATAAGGCAATTTTAAAATATAGTATATATGTTAAATCATAAAACTTCCAACTTAAATAATACTGTTAAGAACTCTCAAAAAGAATGCAAGACATTATATTCATTTTATAAAAAGATAAATACAGATAACTTTACAGTCGAAGAAGACATTGCCTCTATAGAAAATAGTAACAATATAAATGCGCAATCTACTGTAGAAGATGTATGCGAGGGCGAATGCGAATGCGAATGCGAATACAAAGAACACACCGAAAGTGACAGTGAAAACGAGAGTGAATCTGCTTTAGAAAATTTAATAATAAGTTCAAATATACGTATTGTACCAGTGAGTACGAGTACAAACACGGCGTCACCTACACTGTCTTCAAATAATACGGGAATGAATAATAGTGACTTTTTAAAAAATTCTACACCATGGGTAGAAAAATATAGACCGTCGTGCTTTGAAGATATTGTTTTGGATCCGTTAAATAAAATATTACTCAAAAATATAATAGATAATAACTACTTTCCTAATTTACTTTTTTATGGTCCGCCAGGTACAGGGAAAACGACGACTATTATAAACTTAGTAAATGTGTATCAAGAAAAGATGAATCTTAAAAATAAAGGATTAATGATTCATTTAAATGCCTCCGATGAAAGAGGAATTGATATTATCAGAAATCAAATAAATAGTTTCGTAAACTCCAAATCATTATTTGGAGACGGTATGAAATTCGTAATTTTAGACGAAGTAGACTACATGACCAAGACGGCACAAATAGCGCTGAGGTATTTATTAAATAACTATAATAACAATTTTAATGTGCGATTTTGTCTTATTTGTAACTATATTAGCCGCATAGATGAGTCTCTTCAAACAGAATTTGTAAGAATGCGATTCAATCAACTCCCAGAAAACGATATATTAAAATTTTTACAAAAAATAAATCAAAACGAAAATCTAAAAATTAAAGACGATATTTTAATATCTATTCAAAAACATTTTATGTCCGATATTAGAAGTATGATAAACTATATGCAGTCAAATCAAGACCTTATCCATGAGTGTAAAATAATAAAAAATGAGCTATGGGTTCAGCTAACAAAATATTTTAAAAAGGCTACAAAAGCTGCAAAAGCTGCAAAAGCTGCAAAAGCTGCAACGACTATAAGTTCTACAAACAATATTAAAATAGAGTCAATATTAAAAAAAATTAATAAAATAAGCAGAGAGTATAATATAGAACCAAAAAATATAATAAAAAATTATTTAAACTACATTATTCGAAATTATCCAATAACTACAGAATTTTTATATAATATTGAAAATATTATGCACGTACAAGACTGTAAAACAGAACACCTTTTAAATTACATTATTTACAAATTAAAGATATTTTTTACCCAATAATATTTATATTCTCTATACTGTTTTAGATAATATATATAATTGAAATAACTTAAAGAAAATAATAGAAATAGATAGAGATACATAATTTTTTCAAACACTTCATATGTCTGCCGTGGATGATGATTGGGAAAGTTTCTTATCGCAAGGCGCAATTATTTTATCAAACGAAAAAAATAGTGCTAAAAATAATGTTACCAATTCTTATCAAAAGAATATGGATTCCACGATGACTTCATATACTGCGATTATCGACATGCAAGAAAAATCTAATATGGTTTTAAGGTCACCGAGCGATGTTTCAAGTTTAGATAAATCTTTATCATCTCTTCCCTTATGTGGATCCAGTTCGTCAAAATCAAAGCATTCTAAACCAAGAATAAATGTATCATGTTTGAAAAATATAGGAAGCGCGGAAAGTACGGAAAGTACGGAAAGTACAGTTAAGTCGAAAAAAAATAATGTAAAAACAAAACATCGCATCTCTATTAGCGAGGATGAAGACGATGATCTGGATGGAGTTGTTGACCTAGACGAACTTGTCGGAGTTGATATTGGGAATGAAATCGATACCACTGATGGGGAAGAACAACAACCAGTTTGCAGCAATATATATATCTCGACAAAAACAAAAATCTCATATTTGAATGAACCAATTGACATCAAGAAGGTATTTTGGAGTATTCCTATCTCTTCGTACTCCACGCCGAATGAGTGTATTATTAAAAAGCAGATTAAAGTTTCTACGACAGATCCAAAAGAGTTAGAGGAAATAAGAGAATTGTTGAAACATGAAAAATATTACCAAGAACAAGAAATAGAACACATTGATAACCCCGAAGGAAGAATAAAATTTAAAGTTCAACTTAAAATAAATGTCGGTCTTTGCAAAAAAGATATTCTTAATTACCGCTGCAAGTTAAAGCGCGCATTTTTCAACTGTTTCGAACTCATTATGCGAATTCGCGATCATACCGGCGAAGGCTTTAAAGAAATGCATATAAAGGTATTCAATACAGGAAAGTTGGAGATTCCGGGAATTCAAACCGACGAGTCTCTCGACCAAGTTTTAAAACTTCTTATAACTACATTAAAACCAATCGTCGGCCCACATATTAACTTTATTCCCCATAAATGTGAAACCGTTCTTATTAATTCGAACTTCAACTGTGGCTATTTTATTAACCGCGACAGACTATACAATATTCTTAAATACAAGTATCGCATAAATAGTAATTACGACGCATGTTCTTATCCTGGTATTCAGAGTAAATTTTATTATATGCCTGGACAAGAAAATCAAACGGGACAACATCCGCCAGCAAATGAAATTGACAAAGCATACGAAATATCGTTTATGATTTTTAGAACAGGGAGCGTTCTTATCGTCGGACGATGTGACGAGAGTGTACTACGCTCTATATATGCATTTCTCAAAAAATTACTAGAAATAGAATACCCCGAAATTGGTAACCAATTAAATATTATTCAGCCTAAAAAACAAAACGTTAAACTACGGCGCAAAGTTATTAATGTCGTCGAAGATATTTAGTTGAATTGACGATTTATATAATATAAAATAAAATAAATACGATATAGTTATTTAACCTAGTTTTAATTAATTAATATATGTTTTTTTATTAATAAGTATTTAAAGATTATTAAATTTGTTAATTATATAATATGAGTTCATCAAGTCAAAATCAGCATTCTGGGGGTCAATCTCAATCTTCTTCTTCTTCTTCTGGTGGAAAAACCGGTGAGTCTGCTTACCGTCTCCCATCTAATGTTTGCTTGCAACATAGTTGTAAATTAGCAATTGTTCAGGATAAACCAGTCATGATGGACTACTGGACCGCTTCTCTCGATAAGTCTATTATCATCGGTGTTCGCGAGACAGGAGAAAAGCTTCTTGTAAAGAGTGAGGACGAGTACACAAGCCCAATTGCAAATATTTACAAGGTTGAGACCGAGTATATTATTGTAACCGAGAACTCAATCTATCTTATTTCAAACGAGACTCCTTCAAAGAAGATTAGCTGAAAATAGTTTAATTCATTATTTTAGTTTAGATTTCTTGGTTAGATTTACATAAAAATTATATATTTATTTACAAAAAGAAATTGAACCTTTTTTGTTATATATTCTAAGATATAACAAAAGTATAACAACTATGTATTCTTATAAAAAAACAAAAGAGAATACTGCTTCGGCGATGAACCCAAAATTTGAAAACTACTCTTCACTTGCTAGCGAGATGTCAATGTCCTCGTCTACATATAGGACTGTACTCGTACCCGCACCCGAATCTATTATAGTGTGTCGCCATCGGCACATTAGCAACAAGGACCACCGATTTGCAAGTATTGCAATGGATGAGGCAGCCAAGTCGACGCTTCTTATGCAGCACGGGTGTATTGCTGTTTTGAATGGTAAAGTTATCGCAAAAGGATGTAATAATATACGCTCTCATTCAAAGGATGGGTTGCTCCACTTTCGAAAATGCTGCAGTGCTCATGCCGAAATATCCGTTCTTCATAAACTGTGTATAACGGAACTGTCTCGCAAAATTGTGCAAAAATTAGTTCTTTATATTGTGCGGCGTTCGCGAAGTGGTGAAATGGCCGAATCTGCGCCTTGTTTACACTGCACCCTTCGTATGAAAAAGTTAAATATTAAAGCAATCGTTTTCAGCAACAGTGAGGGCGAGCTTGAAAAAAGACGAATATACGAATATGATACCGACAAACTTACATACGGTGCAAAACGCGTGATTGACCCGTCGTTTTATATAAGATAACAGATTTCAAGTCTTATTTATTTTTTAAGCGGAGACGCATATCCAATAACTGCGCACGCGATTCTTTTTCCCGCATGACCGGTTGTTAAACTATCTGGTTGACCCCCTAGCCCACAATCATCCTCGTCCGCATGAATAATTAACCCGCGACCTATAATATTCGATTTCGTTCCACGCAGACTAATAAAATCGTCATAAAAAGTATACTTTGCTTCTCCTTTCGCATTTGTTTTAAGGTTTCCCAAGTCGCCAACATGACGATCTTTCATGCCTGGACATCCGTGTGTTTTATTATATGGATTAAAATGTGCGCACATACTTTCACACGAATCGGTCATGTCTCCGCACTCATGTACGTGAAAACCGTGGAATCCTGATGACTTTAAACCCGAGATGGATACGTCGATGCGTATACGCGAATTGGATGGCTCTTCCGTGAAATGAACCGCGCCATTTATTTTTTTGTCGTTGAATACCGCAACTGCGCGAATTGGACTGGACATGTCTTTTGTAAGTTTCATATACTGCATTATACTTTTATTAGTATATTATTATTATATTATTTTATATTATTATTATTTTACACTTTTAAATATATTTCTTTATATATATATATAATGGAATATAATGGAGAAAATCCGCATGTAAGTCCGCATGTAAGTCCGCGTGTAAGTCCGCGTGTAAGTCCGCGTGTAAGTCCACAAGAAAATGCTCTTCAAATAAATATAAAAACACCTCGCGATGGTGATAATGATGCGATGTTATTATGGCGCATGACGGTTGACCCTCGTGATAATATGGGCGAACCATTTCGAGCAGAATGGGTTAATTTTGACGAATCTCCGAATGTTGGATCTAATCGATTTATTATAAAAAATGGCGCTCAAAGATATATGTTACTTTATTATTATCATGAATCCTTGCTGAGTATTGGAAGTTGGGTGCCTGGAAATATATATGAATATGTTAGTTCTCCTAATAACGGTGGCGAATATGATGAATTCTTACCATCTGCATACGTAAAACATGATAAAGTTCCAAAGGAAGGTTTACATATTATATATCCTTCTGTAAAACGTGAGTTAATCCCTGTTGGAAACTTAGATGAAACATGGTTTAGTGTTTTAACAGCACAACTATGGGGTAAGGGAAAAAAATATATTAAACATTTTATATCTCGATATATAGTTACTCCTACATTTACACATCGTCATACAGTCAAGCGCGATAAAGTATTAAGAGATAATATAGCTCGTCTTTTTATAGATGCAAATCGTGAACAACCATCAGACGCAGAAACATTTGTAAGAGATGAATGGGATATTCGAAAAATTAAAGCAGATCCAGAAAATGGTGATGGGTGGGATGACTACAATATGTTATTTTTAAATACGAACTTTTTAAATGATGATGTGGATCTTGGTATATTATATAATAAAAAAGGTGTTAGAAGACAACCCGCGAACAAGGCTGAAATTCAAACAGAATTCAAAGATGTTCATCAATATATTTCAAAAATTAAAAAAACACCCGAAAGGGGAAGGACACGACGACGTAATCAAAGAAAGCGCGATAAAAAATTATTAAACGAATACTATAACGAACTTGAAACAGCTGATACCGAACTCTATTACGGAGGACGACGACGTGTTACGCTGAATCGCACGCATAAACGCGTAACTCGTAAAACTCGTGCAAAAAAATAAATAGAAATATAAAATAATATAATTCTATTCTGCTTACAGTCATTTTGGATTTATATGTGATTCAACATGATACAGTATATACATACATTTCTATTTACTCTTGTTTAGGTACCCTTCGCGGTATTCGGGTAGTCCGATTTTTGCAAGTAGCTGCAAGTGACGCATTGTGCCGGCCATACTTCCACCTGAATGACCGACTTGCATATGGTTCTGAACAGATTCAACTACTATGTCTCCGCGACTAAACATAAATCCTTCGCCGCTGGGTGGTTCATAGGTTGAAAGGTAAGTCCATACATCGATTCCTTTTTGGATTATTTGGGGGTTTTCTTGCGCTAGAACGACTGCATTCATTGCGTCGCGAAGCATGTCGGCAACCCATTTGTCTTTCATAAACGACATGTCGAGAACGGCGACTTCTTGGAGTGAACGGGGATATTTGGATTCTTCGACACGAGGAGTAGTAGCAATCTCGGCGTCAATGTCTTCGGCAGCAATGATGGTAGCAGCAATAAGTGTTCCGATACCGATGGACATTTCTTGGGGTTGTGGGGTTTGTTCTGGACTTTCTGAGTTCTGTATTTTATTTAATTGACTTTATTCGTTTCAATTTTGTGTTGTGGGATGATGAATAAAAAATTGATTTTAAATATATTCGCGTATTTATAAAGTTTAAAACATTAGGATAAAATTCAATTATTTAAAATGCTCATATTCATTATTTTTACACATATAAATATTTTGAACAATATTATCTTTTTTAATTTTTTCAATATTATCAAGTAGTTCTTTTTTCCAATCATATTTATCATATAGTACATCCGTTTGAAGAATTCTTATCACTGAATAATCATTTTCATTTGCACATTTCATTTTGTATCTATCCGTAATTTGGTTTTCTTCAGGAGATTTCCAATTCATTACTTGCTTAAAATGTTGGATTCCATCTAACTCAACTATTGTTTTTAACTCAGGAATACAGTCATCATATGGTAAACAATGTTTATCTTTACACCATTCTTGTTTGAATTGTCTAATTATAGATGGAAATATACTTTTTAAATATTCGTGAAGTATTTTTTCTGTTTTTCTACTACTACAATGTGGACAACCTTGTTTTTGATTTATATGATTCATATAAAGTTGTTGAAATGTATTATTGCACCTATTGCATTTTATATTTATCGGTAACTGACTATTTTTGTAATTCATGTTTGGGTAATCATAGTAATCACCATGAACTTCTTTTGCTCTTTTAATAAGTTCATCTTCTGATAGTTTTTGATTTTCATGATTAATTTTATGAGCACATTTATCGCAACCATATCCTTGTAAGTGACTATTTGGAACTTGTGTAAATTCGCAACCACATGTATTACAAATAATTATAACACGAGTTTGTGAATTAATATAAATAACTTTTGAATAATTAAACTTATCGCCATGTTTTTCTTTCGCTCTTTCAATGAATTGTTCTAATGTAAATGTTTGTTTTTTTGAATTATTAACTATAGCACATTTACTGCATCCTTTACTAGATAAATGGTCTGAAGGACATTGTTCGAACATTCCATGTATTTTGCATATAATATTTACTTTTTTACGTGCTGATATATAATTTACTTGTGAGTAATCATAAATAGGATTGTTACTTTCATCTGTGTGTATTTTTTGTGCTTCTAAAATAAATTGTTCCTTTGTTTTTCTATTTTTATTACCTCGTAATTTATAAGAACATTTTCTACAGCCCTTGCCTTGCAAATGATTATGTGGCGTTTGTTCAAATGTCTCACCACATGTATTACAAGTAATTATAATTTTGGTTTGTGTATTTTCATAATCAACTTTTGAATAGTCAAACTTATCACCATGTTTTTCTTTCGCTCTTTCAATAAATTGTTGACTATTAGATGTCATTTTATCTTTGTATTTGTGTGTTTATTTGTTTATAAATATAAATAATATATTTATAATCAATTTTATAATAACTCAAACCTCAGAAATATATAATCTCCTCCTATTATATAAGCATAGTTCGCCATAATGACTGTTAGCAACCAAACGTACAATGTCGCCCGTGGGCTTGTCCGCGCAAAATCTTCCGCTGGTGGTGCTCGTCGCATCATATTTACAAGCATCGCAAACGATAGCACCGTTAACCGTTTTATCCCCGGATCAGGCGTAGGTGCATTGAATCGCTCCGTTCGCCGCTACCAGTATCGCCAGGCTACTTCTTGTCAAACTGCAACCGGTGATCAGCGCGGAGGGCAGTGTTTTTCAGCCTCATAACATACATTTCCCCACTTTAGCATTACTTCAAAATATTGTATATCTTGAATTTATACAGCAAATATATAACTATGGAAACAAACGAAGTAAAACTCGTATAATGACACCATATACTCGCGCTAGAATCCGTCTTTAACCCAGCAAAAAAACCAAATAATGGTATTATACTAATAACAATAACTGCCTTAAATGAAGTGTTCCATAGCATGAATATAGGAAAGAATAACAAAAATAACCATAAGTGGTATTTTATAAGATAAGCCATTGATTTTTCTGGTTCGAAATTAGATAACGACCAATCAAGATGACCTTCTGGTGTAACTGTCGTGCAATATTTTTTAGCATCTTTGTAAAAATATACAAACATTGAAAGTGCGACTATGGTAGCGTATCCTACAATAAATAACTTACGTTTTTTGTTACATTCACTCCACGGTTTCACAAACAATGAACCAAGCAATCCAAGCAGTGGTTGCGAAACCAATACCAACGGAATAAGAGTTAATGTTATCAACTTATTCATCGGCGTACAAGACTTACGCGGATTTGTAAGCCACAACAACAACTCAGCAAATTGCATACCACACCACCCAATAAGCGTTAATCCAATCCACTTAAAGTGCGGTACACTTGACTGAAGCATTAAAACAATCGCAACTAAAGAAAGTAGCGCGGTTTTAGCACTTGACTCAACACTATAGCACATCGAGGGAAGTGTTTATATTATGGATATATATATATATGTATTTTTTTATTTCTATTTTATATATCAAGAAAATTGATATACAAAATACACAATATACATAGCATATACAAGCACTACTCGTAAACAGTATTCTATATTCATTCTATCGTCGAAACTAAAATGAGCATCACCAAACGTATCCAAAAAGAACTCGCCGAACTCGTCAAAGACCCTCCATCCAATTGTAGCGCCGGCCCCCATTCCGACGACATTATGAAATGGCGCGCAACTATTACCGGACCTGAAGGCACTCCATACCACGGCGGCATTTTCTTCCTAGATATCGACTTCCCCACCGACTACCCCTTCAAGCCTCCTCATGTGAAATTCATCACGCCAATTTTACACCCAAACGTCAGCTCAAATGGCGGTATTTGCATCGACATTCTTAAAGACAAATGGAGCCCCGCTCTTACTGTTTCTAAACTGCTTCTCAGTCTTTCCTCGCTCATGCACGAACCTAACCCTGATGACCCCCTCGTGCCCGATCTGGCCAATCTTTACAAAACAAATCGTCCAGCATATTTGGCTAAAGTAGCCGCCTATACGCAAAAACACGCCGGCTAAGAAAGGCGGCGTTGGTCTATAATGTATTCGCTAATATTTTTATTTGCTCTTCGCTCAACTTGTCGGGATATGTCACCTTAAATATTACATTTAAATTACCCTTTTCATTGCCTTGTTGCAACCCCAGCCGAGGTATTGTTTTTATTAAGCCGTCCCTTATTATATTTCCCGACGAACTATTAAATGAGAATTTCTTACCACTTACGTGTTCTATGTCGAATACAAAACCACATAATGCCTCTTTTAATGTTATATTTTTTTCTACTACAATGTCCAGACCGTTTCGTTTAAATATGGCGTGCTCTTCTACTATAAATGTAACTTTCACATCCCCGCGCGTTCCATCTGCCGTCTCGTTTCCTCGGTTACTTAATATTATTACCTCGCCGTTTTCTGTTCCCATCGGAACCGATATATATTCCACATGAGTATCCAACTCGTGTACACCTTCGCTATTTACATTCCAGCGCTCCATCTCTAACGGTATTGTAGCACCTTGACAAACATGTTCTAGCGTAACTGTCGCATTTATACTTATAAGGGGCGGTTTTGGTTCTAATCTCTTATGGAATCTAGGGGTTCGCGGGATATCATATGGGTGCTGATGGTGCTGATGCTGATGGTGTTGCGAATGCATCTCTTGACGTGGAGAAGGAGTAGTACCAATTCGTGAATCGTGCATACCTTGCATACCTTGGATACCTTGCATCACTTCGCTAAATATACCAAATGGGTCGCCTCCACCTCCACCTCCGCCTCCCATTATATTTTCACTGATTGATTCGCCTCCAGGTCCAAATGTTCTGATTATGATGCGTGGTCCATGACCTCCCATGCCTCCTAGACCTCCTAGACCACCCATGTTCACGAACCCATTTAATGAATTCATCATATGTTGGTCGCTTGGTCCACCCATTCCACCCATAAACATATTAAATATGTCCATCGGGTTTATTCTCACTCCGCCACCCATTCCTCCAATATTTGCAAAAGGATTATTACGATTCATGTCATACTTAACTCTCTCATCAGGGTCACTTAATACACTAAATGCTTCCGAAATCTTTTGAAACTTCTCCGTCGACTCTGCACTATTATTGTTTTTATCAGGATGATGCATGAATGACAACTTTCGGTACGCCTTCTTTATGTCGTCCTGCGAACATTTCTCTTCTACGCCCAAAATATCATAAAATGTTTCAGAGTTACCAGATTTACTAGATTTCATTTATTTACTATATTTATTATATTAAAGAAACATAAACTTAAATATTTATTAACGAATAATATTAATACACTATTATTAATTAACTATTATTAACATTTAACTATAACTATAACCATCGCGAGAACAACATGCAAATGCAAACTACACATTCCTTATTAAAACCTACACTCTCTCAAACCAATCTACCCTTTATTAATAAGTATCAACCGCATTTTTTTCACCAGTTTGAACAACTAGAACAGAATGTTATCAAACTTTTACAAACTCTAATATCCATGAACAACCTTAATATACTTTTAATCGGTGACCCGGGTTCCGGGAAAACATCTCTTATTTATTCTATTATTCGCGAGTACTATAAAACCAACTATAACTCCGACAATATACTCGTACTAAACAGTCTTAAAGACCAGGGTATTTCTTATTACCGCAATGACTTGAAAATATTCTGTCAAACGGCCTCCCTTGTAAACGGCTTTAAAAAAATTGTCCTCCTCGACGATATCGATATTATTAATGAGCAAAGTCAACAAGTGTTCCGAAACTGTATGGACAAGTATAGTCACAAAGTTCACTTTATTTCATCATGTACAAACGTACAGAAAGTAATCGATAGCCTTCAATCTCGCAATATTATTATAAAAATTAATCAAATCGAAGACTCTTGTCTAGAAAAAATATTAGCCAAAATTATAAAAAATGAAAATATTATTATTACACCAGAAGCTCAAAAATTCGTACTCAACATTTCAAATGTTTCTATACGCATTATGATTAACTATTTAGAAAAAATTAAAATTTTAAATACAAACGTTGACTTGTCCATCGTTAAGCTACTATGCACTAATATTAGTTTCCACATTTTTGAAGATTATACACAGTCACTTACAGAAAAAAAATTACAACACTGTATAAAAATATTATACGCTTTATACGACCAGGGCTATTCTGTTATGGATATACTAGATAACTATTTCCTTTTTATTAAAACATCCAATCTCATTGACGAAACAAGTAAATACAAAATTACTAAAATTCTTTGCAAGTATATGACTATATTTCATAATATTCATGAAGACGAAATAGAGTTAGCACTTTTTACTAATAACTTAGTTGGGCTTTTTTGAGTTATTTGAAAATATTTCAAATATTTTTATATACATTAAATATATACACATATTTATAACTCTTTCTCCAACTATTGAAATGAGTGTAAACAGCAAAATGAATACCCAACAAGGTGGTATGAAACTAGTTGTAAAAAATGATAAAGGACAAGATATATCTATACGCAAAGTTAGAGATATAAAAGAGTTTATTAGTATATTTTCTAATACAATTCATGTTCAAGAAGTAGCCGTAAACTCGGTATCTGCTTTTATATTAAGAATTACACTACCTGTTGACACCACGCCATTTAGAAGCGATATTTTTGATGACAGAGGTCGATTAATGAATGTCGCGGAATATCGTATGCCGAATACAGGACAAGTTGTCACACAACATATTTTAAAATGTTTTATCATTCAACCGAATCCACTACCACGAATTGCTCAGTTCACCACTGGTCGCAATAAAGGAACGACTAATAGAAAAGATCTTATACAAGAATACGATTCCCAGTATAAAATATATAATGGATCAATGGCCTATGGTGGTATGCCTGTATGTCCAGATGTATACGCACTTATGGAACTTAATGTCACACAATTTCGTGAAATTTTTTTCTCCGATAATCTTCCTTTACCCCCGGGTAGTATACGAAGTTTTCCTTCTATTCAATCAAATCTTTTTAAACAAAATAAAGTTTTCAAATACCTTTTAGAACAACTGGAAGCACCGTTGCCTTTAATAAACGGGAAACGGCCGGAGTTTGAAAGAAAAGTCGGGTTTATACTAATGGAGTCTTTATCTCCATCCTATGAACCCTTAACGAGCTTATATGAAACTTTTTCATCCGCTTTATCAAAGGGGATGATTAATAGACCTGTTTTTGCTAAAAGAAAATTATTATTTGATGAAATGACATACCGCGCATTAGCTATATGTATACTTGTATTTTATCGCATAGGATATATACCTCTAGACGCTCATATGGGAAACTGGATGTATGACCCAACACAAGTTATCGAACAGTTTAAACTTAGAGCAATAGACTTTGGACGCGTTTTACAATATACGGGAGTAGATGGTATAAACCATATACAACACTATGTTCGTTCCTATATTAGGTTGTATGAAAATCCTTCAGAAAAACGTAGAATAATTGCAGAATTAGCTAAATTATTAGGTATAGATCCGTCTACTATAAATACCGCGGAAATGTCCGGTACAGTAGTAGGAGAAATTTTTAAAGACTTGGCTAAATTAATAAGACATAATCAAAATGGTTCTATACTATGGAACACGGACGGTTCTACATTTACCATTGTTACGCACCCTTCTGGGTTGGGCTTCTCTGAACAAACAATGGAAGTAGACTCATGTATGATTCTTATTCACAAGATTATTTTCCTTATTGCACTTGTTGATGGATGTTTTAATTCGTCTACATATAGAAACCATCACTTCTGTCAACTACGTGACTTGTTTTCTTCATTATTTGTCGGTAAGTGTAATAATCTTAGGTCAATGATTGACCATAGCGTATATATTGACTTTGTTTCCTATTTGAACGCTATGCCCGACTATACTGAAAGAATTCGTACTATAGAGACTTATGGTAGAATTAGGGACTATATCGGTAATTATCTGCGTGTTTCGCCTGAGCGAGGATTATTTACTGACCCGTTCTATCAAGAACCGTCGCCTGATACAGCAATGGTTGCCCCTCCTCCTCCACGATCACGACCACATTCCCCTCGCAAATCGCCAAGTAAATTATCTCCTAAAAAAACTCAAGTGTCGCCTCTAGCTGGTTCTCCAACAGCAGAACAGTATGAACGTTTTGTTAGTGGACATACCGTTTCACATAAACCACAATCCCCCGTTATGCCCGGTGGTAGTAGAAATAAAAAAATAAAAAAATCTATAAAACTAAAAAAATCTAGAAAGCCTGTTAAAACCAAACTTGTAAAGATGTTGAAAACTAAAAAAAATAAAAACCATAATAGGGTAAGAAGAAACAGACGATATAGGCTTTAGATATCAGTTACTTTTTATAAATATTTATATTTTATAAATAATGAAGTATCAAATATTAAATATTAAATATTAAATATTAAATATAGCATTTAATATATAAATAACCTAAAAATGGACCCAAAAATTTGTGTTATAATGTCTACTTATTTAAGAAAAAATGGAACTACAAAACAGTTATTAACTAGAGCACTTAGAAACTTAGAAGCACAGACTTATAAAAATTTTAAACTTTTTTTAATTGGTGACCATTATGATAACAACGATGAATTTGTAGAATTATGTAAGTCGTATAAAAATGATATATTTTATAAAAATAATGAACAGCATTATAGGTGTTATAATTTTTCAAACAAGTCTACATACTGGACGATTGGAGGTGCATTAGCTTTAAAAACAGGTATAGAAAAAGCAATTGAAGAAAAATTTGACTACTACCTTCATTTAGATGATGATGATGAATGGAGAGATATTCATATAGAAGTCGTAGTGAATCATATTAAACATTTTCCACTGGCCGATTTTATATTGACAAAAGCAAAATATACAAACATTTTTTTACCTAGAACACCCGAAATAAATACGTTTTATAATAACTATATACCACGAGGCGAAGACTCGGTTCACGCATCACATGTATATAAATTACCCTTGTTAGGTAATCTAGTTTTAGATGTTATAAATAAAAACCATATATTGGCTAATAAAATTAACAATAGAGAACGTGGATTCGAAGGTATAACTATACCTCCAACAGATGCAACAATTCTTGACAATATAAATTCGATGGTTGTAACTAACAAAATAAAGTCTTTATATATTCCAATTATAACTGTTAATAAAGTTAGTGACCAAAACTATCCTGTTTAGTTTTCCATTGTAACTATACGTGTATATACTCGAAAAAATCTACATCAAAACATAACACATTTTTAGTATTTGTTATTACATCATTTCTTTCGTTAAAGCTATCATCTATAAACAAAGAATATTCCATTACATGATTTGATTTTTTAGTTCTATCTGTTACTACTATTATTTTTTTAAAAATATCACTCGATATTCTATACTGTTTTAATGTATCTTTTATATCATTTCTATGTCGCGTCAATAAATAAATATCTTTATTCTTATTTAATTCTCTATATAAAAAAGCCATTGCTAGACAGTTTACTTTATTATTTATAATTATCGTGTCATCAAAATCAATAAAAATATTATTGTATCTAAATAATTTATTCAAGTTAACTACGTTTTTAAAAATTTTTGACACTAATAGATAGTTGTTATTTTTTATAATATTAATAGGAAGCCCAAAATGATAGTAAATAGAAAGCAATGTTAAATTGCAGCCATTTAATCTATTAATAGATGATGCTCCGGCAATACGAGTAGATACTTCAAGCAACTTACATATATTACTTTCGTTGAATTTTACTTGAAAAAACCATGCTCCAAAAAAATCAATTGTGTTGTTTATTTCGTTCGCAAAATTTTCTATAGTAATATATAAATTAGTCTTATAATCTATACTTTCAGTAATTACACTTAAACCATTTTTATATAATTTACGCTTTCTTATATTTATATATACTAATTTTTTATTATATGTAAAGCAATCAATCGTATACTCATCGTTAGGTAAATATTCTAGTATTAGTAAGTTTTCATTATATTTTTTTTTTAATTCATCAATGTTATTAACTATACAACAGTCTCTACTACCATAACCAATATCCGGTTTTAAAAACAACTTTTTATTCATATATTTGTTTTCATTCGAAGTAACTTCATGGTAACTATATAATATTGGACAGTTGACTATATCCTTTAAAGTCATATATGTTTGTTTTTTTGATACACATATATTATTTGTTTCATAGGATGATGATATTATTTTAATATTGTTTCTATTAAATATATCAATATGTTTACTTAATATTAAATGAGAATAGTCCATTGTGGGTATTATAAAATTACATCCATGAGTTTTTGCTATACTTATCAAGTACTCTATACACTTATTCTCGTCTTCATTTATTAACGGACAGTCATTATATGATATATTAAATAAGTCTTTTGATTCATAGTTATCGTGCGAATTAATACCAATTACTGATATGTCTTTTATATTATTTAAAGAATCTAGAATTTCTAAACTAACTGTAGATGATGATGGAAATATAATACCAGTAAACATTAATTTATATATTATTAGTATTTGTATAACTATAAATATAATATGTATATAAATATTATATTTATATATATATATTATTATGTCTTATACGGTTTCAAAATTTGAACATTTAAACAATTCACAAGAAAGTTTAGATTTATTGCGCGACATTAATAAGAATATCAATTTGAAGCATTTTCATGAATGGACGCATATATTATATGGTATTCGGACAATGTTGGGATCTGAAATTAAAACATATATGGAAATCGGTTCATATGTTGGTTCTTCCGCATCCTTAGTTTTGAGAAATCCTTTTCCTACTAATATAATATGTATAGACCCATGTAGTCTACCCCCTTCTCACTATGGTGGCGTTATAAGTCAGGGAGAAACATTATTTAATAACATAAAAAATAACAATATTCATAATTATAATATTAATCTTTGTAAAAAATATTCAAATGATCCAATGTTATTAAAACACTTCAAAGATACAAATACAAAAGTAGATATACTTTTTATAGATGGAGCACATGACTATAATAGTGTAATAAATGATTGGAGAAATTATAACGGTTTCGTAAATAGTGGCGGATATATTATTTTTGATGACTATAATGATTACAAATATAGTCCTGAAGTTAAACCTGCTGTTGATGAAATTATGAAAAATATCGATCGTACAGTGTATGAAATTATAGGTTCTCCGAAAAATACATTAGATGATACTTCTGTTGGTTATAATAACACTTACGGATTGAAATATTCGAATGAGTTTATTGTATATAAAAAATGATGAAAAGTTAAAAATATTTGTTATTTGTTATTATAATTTAATATTATAATTTAATATTATTCGCATTTTTTTATAATACACCATTCGGGTTCTACATGAATCATTTTAAATTTATTTGTTGATTTAAAAAATGTATCTACAGCACTTCTCACAGATGGCCAGTTAGTATTATCTAGTACTATAATACCATCTTTTTTTATCTTGTTGCTATATAAAGATAAGTCTTTTAAAACATATTCATAATCATGACAACCATCTATATGAAGAATGTCGATACTATTATCATCAAAATTATTTACAACATTCTCTGATTTATTTCTTAAAATTTTTACATTTAATTTAAATTTATTAATATTACTTATCAGTCTATTATATACATTATTTAAAAATGTACCATTCGTTGAAATAGATTCAGCTATTTTATATAAATTTACATCTTGAATATCTTTCTGAACAAACGATTCATATGGATCAATTCCATAACTTAATGTATTATTATTCATAAAAGTAATTGGTAATAAAAAGCATCCGTTATATACCCCGATTTCAACAATTGTTTTTTTACCTTTATCGCGTATAACGTTATTATAAATATACATAAATTTACTAGGGTGACAAGCTCCGCCTGAATCTTTTACTAAAGAATTATATATATCTATTGCACTTATATATTGGTCTATTATATTATTTGTATTATTATAACCAAATAAACTATATATTTTATTTTGTAACATATTTATTTTTTCCTCTCGAATTAACTTATCTTTTAAAGTTAATATTTTTTTAATAATGTCATCTATATTATTCCTATCGATTATAAAAAAATCATCTAAATTGAAATTATTTAATTTATTCTGACCGTGAATATCAGTTGTTAATAAAATACATCCTTCGATTATACCTTCTATACCTAACGGGAAGCCGTTTAACTGTATACCCGAATCTAATGAAATTAAAATGTCTACATTTTTATTATAAAAATAACTTAATTTTTCTTGATCCATTGCGTCATAGTGTGTTATATATTTTGACGGTAAACATTTACCAATGGATATGAATGAATAATTCATATCGTTATTTGAATAAGTTTCGTTAAATTTATTTACAATTTTTACATAAATATCAGAGCCTTTTTCGTAATAGTCTCCAAGTGACGTAAAACATATACATATTTTGTCATTTATTTCTTTTTTGTTACACCTTTGTTCTTTTGTGAAAAATGGACCACCATATATATTCAAGTATGAATTTTTTTTTATTAATTTCGAAATAAACTGCTGTGACGGTATTATATTCGCATTTTTATCTATTTTATGTATACTGTCATTATTTATAAAACCACCTCCAGGATATAAATGTATAAACTGTTTTTCTTTCTTACATAAAAATTTTTCATTAAAACTTGTGTAATTCATTAAAAAAATATGGTATATAGCATTATAATTATTAACACTAAATCGAGTGTTTATAAATTTCTTTTTTTGTAAAATATAATCACATGGTAGTTTATTGTTATACTTGGTTCCGTCAAAATTACTATTATATTTATTAATATAGTTATATTCAGGATTAGATATTATTATATTATAGTCACGCAAGTTAAATGTTTCACATAATATATCAAAATCAAAATTTAAAATAATACCTGCATAACTATTTATACGACTTATTACCATAATATCAGTATCATATTCATTCATAAAATTATATATTTCCGTTAGTCTCCATCTAGCATATTTATTAGGAAATACTATATCTGTCAGTAATACACGTTTTTTGTTTTCCATGTATTTTAATTTTATATACTCAATATTTTATAATCGATATTTTATATAACTAAATCATACGCTATATTTGTAAAATTTCTATTGTATCTGCTATATTATTTAACTAACTCGAATATATCGTGAATATTCTCTTTTGTCATCTCTGTTGTAAATGATATACATAATATGCTATCAAAAATCTCGCATGCAACTTTCGTATTTTTTAAAGGATAGTAGTACTTCCTACAATATATGTTATTCTCTAATAATTTTAACCTAATATTATCATGATAGTTATCAAATAATAGACATAAACATGATGGTACTATTGTGTCGTTGTAATGAAAAGATGGAAATAATTTCCATTTTAAATCGCTACCTTCTTCTTCTTCATCTTTTATTTTTTTTATTTTTTCTTTTACATACTTATACATATCATTATGATGACTCACAATTTTATCAAAATTATTCATTAAAAATTGCAATATATATACTGCAGATATATCCGACATTTTGTTATTGTTACCCTCTTTTACCCAATAGTCATTATCGGTAAGCCCTATTCCAAAATTATTTAAACACCTTATTGCTTTCTCATATTTTTTATCTACTATTATCGCGCCTCCTTCCCCAAACCCAAACGGTTTCGTATGATGAAAGCTTATTATGCAACCATTCCCATAGTTTACACAATTGGTCCCTTTGTAAAACGTATATGATGTCGCCGCATTATCAAATATTAGAAACTTGTTCTTCGTTTCTGCCCATTCGGTATATTTATCTATATCAACAACATTACCAAATACGTTTGTAACAATAATACCATTAATATTTTCATCCACCAAATTTAGATCAAGACCTCCGTCACTATCTATGTCTATTATTTCTACATTTGATAAATTTGATTGTGCTGATGGAGGAAATGTAAATGATTGAGTTGCCCATGTTATATTTTTACTTTCTGTATACTGAATTCCCGATGTTATTGAATGAAGTGCTACAGCTCCATTTGTTACCGCTATAACACTCTTGTCGTCCTTAATTTTAAATTTGTCTCTTATAAGTGACTCTAATAACTGAACATTGGGACCATTATTTGTAAAATGATTTATTTCCAATGATTTTTCAAGTAACTCGTTTACCAAGTCTGTATCAATATTTTTAGTCGGAACCCAGTTTTTCATTTTTATATATAAATTATATACGAAATATAATTTATATACGAAATATAATTTATATACGAAATATAATTTATATACGAAATATCTAATATACGAAATATCTAATATACGAAATATCTATATTTTACTCTACAACTATACTATTTTTCTAATCTAATTCATCGCCAGTAAGTACTTCGCAATTTGAGTATTCGAATGTAACACTTGTGTAGGAGACATTTTAACAAACCACCCATAGTGACGCCTCTTTATCAATTCCGCTGAAGGTATATAAAGTCCAAAAGTCTCCTTTGAAAGTTCCATATTTGTGTCACTCATCATGTTCTCCAACAGTACCGGAGAATCATCCTCCTTCTTTGCACCAATTAACTCCGGCTTTATTATATTTACCTCCCCGCTCGATACATGTCCGAAAAACCACTTGCTTATCTTACCTTCAAAATCCATCTCATCAGTATAGTCTTTTGACACTAAAACCTCTAAATATTCTATATAATTTCTCATAACCTCAGTATCTTTTTGACAACCCATTATTTTAGAGCATGGCGCAAATGCAATACTCGATGACATTATATTCTTCGACACCATCTCCGTAACAAATACACCACCTGATGCAGTTTCAGTATTTATACCAAGCTCATATAATGTTATTAAATCTTCAAAACATGCAAATGACGGCGGTAACCTCATACCTCCATACTTGTCTAGCAACTTCGCCATCGCTAACTCTCTCATATGTGTTCGTAAAGGTTCGGTTAAACGACTAACATGTATTGACCAATTCGGTATTAACTTGGTAAATACGTTATCGTCTATAATACAAATATTGAATGAATCTCCACACTTGTCTATTATACTTCTTATTGTTAAATATAAATAAGGCTGATTCAAATTTGTCGTGTTCCTAGAGCCGAAATTTAACCATTGCCTCTGATTCACGTCGTATTCAACAGGTATCCATAAGAACGGCTTCTTTCGATCCATCTTATTCACATCATTCGCTAAAAACTTTTGAATTAAATCGCGCTCCTCTTTCTCTGTATCGTTGTTTAGTTTACCCGAATACGTAGAGTACACATATGCTATAATTAAAAGTATTAAAATCATTAATATCTGTTGTTTTGAGATTTTCATTTTTATATATTATACTGTATAATAATTACCTAGAATATATTTTTTAGTATTTATAATTTTCATTCATTTCATTTCTACACAGTTTTGAATTATCAATATATACATATCGATTTTCGATTAATCTCACGCATCTGTTACGTCTCATGTTTTAATAACTCTCGTATGTCCTCCATCCTTGTAGCTCACGCTGTCGCGCGTCCACCACACATCTCAGTTCGTCAACTGGTGAAACTCCGAATTAAATCTCTTATTTATCTCTCTCACTATCTCATCCTGTTTTGCTAATCTATATGCCCTTTTCATATCCTGCTCCACTTGCATCGCAGTTTCCCTATCAAGCTGAGTCGTCTGAAAATCCTTAGAGTAATTATATTTTGATCTTTCAATATCTCTAAACATTTGCATATCATTCGTTGACGTGTATTTTTTCCTATTCTCATAATCCTCTGTTGTTACGGGTATTACCGTCTCGGTATGCGCCTTCTTTAAATCCTCGTACTGCAACGAACTAAACAATCCGCTAGAATACTCTTGCGGAGCTTCCCGACCTAACCCATAGTATCCTCCACCACCGCCGCTACTATTCGCGGTTTGTATTTCGGTTTGCTGTATTAACGCCATCTTGTTTCGCAACTCCGCCTTCTTTCGCTCTATTTGCGCATTCCTTTCCGCCCATGTTCCTCCCATTTCCGGATATTCGCTATCCTCGGCGCCATCTTTTGAAATACCTCTAAACCACTCTTCGTACCCATTGTCCTGTTCCTCGTCGTGTAAACGAAACTTGTCAAACTTCTCATTAAACCACGTGTTGAACTTTGTTGAATCCATTTTTTGAATCTTTTTATACGCTTCCTCCTGCGACTTGTGATACTCCCGGTCTTCCACATTATGTGTTGTATTCGCTTTATTCTGATTCAACTCGCGATCTATCACCGCAGTATATGAAAACTTGTCTTCTTTATATTTTTTAGCATCAGGAAAACGAACCTTGTATATCTCATATAATATTTTATAGGCTTTTGTAAAAAATAAAAAATATTCTTTAGGTAGTTTGGATTTATCCGGATGCATAAGCAGTACTGTTTTCTTCGCTTGTTTAAGATGTTTGTCATCAAACATTATCGGCAATTTAAATAAATTTAATATATCCATTAACTCGTAGTTGTTTATATCTAAGTCCATGCTTTCATGTATATTTGACGCCGTTGACATATTACTATAATATAGCAAATTTATTTCTATATATTTATTTATATATTTTATGTAATCTTGTATAATCTTGTATAATCTTGTATAATCTTATATAAATACTATATATCAAGCATCCTTGTATTCATATGTCAAATTGTAACGAGCAAAAGACAAAAAAATATCTTTCACGAAATTCACCGCCTTACTCTGCTATGGAGTGCAAGGGTTACACGAAAAAAGGAAACGATGGATCACAGTACCTATCAAAACCCGATAAAAATGGTATATACCGCTGGGTAAAGACAGACACATTTAGTGTCACTTCTAAAAATAAAACGAGTAAAAATAATAAGAAAATTAAAATTAAAATTAAAGGGACACCCGCCTTAGTTATACCATCTTCTTCGAGTCGTACCAAATACACCTATAAAAATAATGATTACGGAAAAGTAAATGTTTCTAAATTCATACACTGTATTGAAAGTGATAAACTTAAAAAACAGCTAGAGACTATCAGTAAGCCTAAAAATATATATGAAATAAACGACAATGCATCTTTCCCATTTGTCGTATTTGACTATGGTGGACACGTTGATATTTATAACAATCACTTTAATGAAACGACTAATCGCGGCGAGTTACATAAAAAAATAATGAACGTAAAATACGAACAAATATTTATTGGCGACAATGACCTAAACGACCCTTACTGGAATTTTAAACGCGGCGTAGCAAAAGGCAACACTATTCTTTTACAAACAGATAAGGGCAAGTATATGTTCATCGGCAAAGGAATTCTTACCTTCTCGAGCATCGATGGTGACACTATTCGCAATTTTTACTCATCGATTGGCGGAAATTATGACTCTTTTCCATACGCCATTGGAGATAAATATGTTTATTTATTAAATGATAAAAAATATGCATCTGTTGCTGAATTTGATATTAAAAAAGATGTATGTAGACAATACTACTGTTACGATGTAGAGTGTAAAAAATACAATACACTTATGTTACATATGAAAACTGTATACGCTCCCTTTTATGGGTTTTACTAATATTATTCATATTTTGAACATATTTTGAACATATTTTAAATATATTTTGAACATATTTTGAACATATTTTAAATATATTTTGAACATATTTTGAATATATTTTGAATATATATATTTATAATATCCAACAACAGACGATACATTCAATGACTACTCTTTCAAATCTCGACACGAAAGCATTTTTTTATAATACACTACAATTATCTGTAGTAGTACAAATCATTACCGGTATAATAGAGATTATAACACTATTTTTTGCACAGAATGCACCACCTCAGTATTATTTAATAAACCATTTACTTTATTTAGAATTAACGGTTCAAATTATCGAGGGTCTATTTTACATATGGTTGGTATACAACTTTAATAAAGTTACAAATGTTACCCCTAAACGCTACATCGACTGGGCAATTACTACACCAACAATGTTAACAACATTAATGGTGTACTTAATTTATTTGGGATATAAACATGATAATATAGATACCACTGGTATGACTTTATTTGGAATACTGCGAGAAAATATGGATACAGTATCTAAGATTATAACGTTAAATTGGCTAATGTTGCTATTCGGTTATATGGGAGAAGTGAAAATAATTTCAACGGTAACCGGTGTTCTTATGGGCTTTATACCATTTTTGATTTATTATTATATTATCTATTACAAATATGCAACACGAAGTGATACAGGATATAAAGTATTTTGGTACTTCTTCTTCTTTTGGTCTATATATGGTGTCGTGGCTTTATTACCGTATAATTTGAAAAATGGTATTTATAATATATTAGACTTATTCGCTAAAAACTTTTTCGGCATATTCCTCGCCTACATTGTCATTTTGAAAAAATACTAGTTTATCTCGTTATCTCGTTATCTTATTATCTTTACATATATTTTTACTAAAAGGGTTAATGTATACCTCAAAACTTATAACTCATACATGTCGCAAAAAAGGTCTCTATATCCGGCAAACTTGCCCCCGTTATTGAAGCTATCGGTCCCTCATTTATACCCCTCGCATACGCCAAAAATACCGGAATACCATTCACCATCTTTTTATGTTTCAAAAAAGCATACAAGTCAAAACACTCGTCCACGTCCACCTCCATCATCGTCATGTAATCCGGTAACTCATTCGACTTCATATACGTGTAGTCCTTAATCTTTTTACAAGGACCGCACCACTCCGCTGTAAACTTGAATATAAGAATACCCGGATTGTTTTCCATCAGTGTCGCAAAATCAGCCCTAGTTCCAGAAAATTTTAGAATTTTATAGTTATTGTCAATACGACTCAGCACATTTTCCATACTTTACTAATTTAACTCTATTTATACTATAAGTATACCCGTTATTTTAAATTACTTATTGCTATAATATTTATTCGTTTTTAATATTTATTCGTTTTAATAATTAGTAAATTATGTTATTTTATTTTAAGTATTCTTTAGCAAATTTCACACATAGTTTAAAATAAAATGGTAGATATCGAACCTATGCTGACTTATGATTTCTCCAATTTCGGTATAAAACAAATTTATGGTATTTTTTTATTACTGTATTATGCCTTTATATATCCTATTTACGCAATTCTAAACTATGACATAAAAAATAACAAAGAGGTGACACACGCGATATGTAAAGAATTTATCAGAGGTTCAAACAGCTCTGCTCATAAAGTTTCCAAAAAGAATCAAATTATTGATAAAAATATAATGTATATGACAAACCATGCTTCTACCAGTGACTTTTATATTGACCAGTATATTCTACATTACTCTACAAAACTTATAGCTTTGAATAAAGCGAGAATGATAATGCCTGTTCTAGGGGTTATGGCTTACCTTACATCTTCCGGTATTTTTATTTCATGTGGAAACTCAAAAGAAACAATTTTGGAAAATTTTAAAAAAATAGAAGAACTTCGCAAAAATGATGATATTCGTAATATTGCTTTATACCCGGAAGGTCTCCGTCGTCCTCATCGTCACGCTGTATCTGCAATTCTTAAAAAAGGATTTATTTATCACTCTTTTGATAATAACTTACCTATACAAATTGTTCACACCTCCAATAAAGACTATGTCATAGATGATGAGAAAATGATGTTACATAAAAATACGAAACTATTCACATACTACGGTCCCAAAATTGACCCTCAAAAACTTAAAACCAAGTTCGAAAAAAAGCACAAACGCGCATATACAAAAGATGACTACTACGATTACGTATACAAACAGTGGGCAAAAATATGGTCCAAAATGGATAAGTACCGCATTGACACGCTTCGTAGTCAGGGACTGTCTCATGACGAATGTCTCCAAAAAATGGAGCAGTATTCCGCCAAATTTCCTTTCATTGAAAATACAATAGAAAATGGAGATGAACCACTGTCACTTCCGTTTTTACTACTTCGCAGCACACTATGGGCTGTTATATATTTTATTATTTTTAAAATCGTTGAAAAGTTCTTTTCAGTAATATCGTGTATCTATAAACTACGGTGTCCATGGTCTGCAGAAGCTTGCGCATCTTCGTCGCCTAGTAGTACCGCTACTGCCGCTTGCTCATGGGGTGCCTTAAAATATCCATATTTGAATAACTTGTCGTTTTCTAAGGCATGAATGACATAGTATGTACTTCGTGTGTGTATGTGTGTGTGGGTGTGTGTGTGTGTGTGAGGGTAAAATACAAGATATAAAGATTATGACTGGGAAGTTCTACGGTACACCTATGAAATTTTCTAAATTTTTAGACTCTTTATTTCCATTGTTATCGGCGACAGTTTCTTTTCAAATAGCTGCGACTTCGGTATAGGAATCGGCCTAGATGTAGCAAACGTTGTTTTGTTTTTCGCCTCACGGACTATATCCTCCAATGTTTCAATATGTAACCTCGGCAACTCCGCATGGCTCTCCCAAAAATACCTACAATACGCCCACTTAAATTCATAGTCGTCTCCATATAAGTGACCCAACTTTTGCATCAATACAATATTCACTTCTACAGGCAATAAATTCAAATTCTGTCGAGGTAAAACATAACACAACTGTACTAGGTCTTCAATCGTCTGTTTTTCCTTCCTTTTCAAAAATTGCGTATCCATATGCGGAATATATTTTACAAGGTCCTTAAACAATGGCGCATAATGATAGTTATAACACCACCGCCAGTCTATACACCCCTCCATATAATAATGAAATGTCCACTCAAGTCCCTCCAAATAATTTATACATATTTGTCTCCTTCTATCGTCAGTTATTTCAATATCAAATAGTGCCTTGTAATACCTATATTCCCAATCCTTCGCAAAAGGATTAACGTATTTCTCTACACTACGCTCTTTCATTGGTAACATCAAAAGATCATCCATTTTTTGAATATCTGCACCTTCGCCTAACACTTCCTCCGTTTCGTATAATACTTTTTTATCATTTTTGGAAAATGGGGGCGACGTATGTTGATTTTTATTTACGTCGCGATTAAACGCATTTCTCTCGCTCCTGTTATCTCTCATGTTGCTATGGTTGCTATGATTGCTGTTATGACCTCCTCCTCCAGCCCTCCCAAAACCTCCACATCCACCATCACCAAGTCTCCGCGCAAACTTGTCCCTCTTCTTATGCTCATCCATCAATAATGTATCCTCCTGTTTTGCAATATTTTCTATAAACTCGTGGAAATTCTTCCATACTATCTTATTCCCTTCTGTTAAATACTTATCTGTCTTCCCAAGCGTCTCCCTATAAACATTTAATAATATATCTATACCAACTGTTCGTATATTTAATGCAGGAAAATGCGGCATAAAATCATTCCCCAACAAAAAACACATGAATATATAGTCTTTTATCCTATTTATTTCATTACGTCTTTCATTATTTCTTTTCTCTTTTAATTTACTCAATTCTCTCGCTCCTGTATCGCCTCCTGTATCACCACCTCCCATACTTACTTCTCCATCCAGCTCCACATTGTTGATATACTTGATAATCGAATCCGCTAACTCCGGTATATCTAGCAAATAGTCCTTATTCGGATCCAGCGTCGAATCAACCGACTTTATAAATTCAGGCGTCTCTCGAAATAAATACAGATTTTTAGTTATATGCAAATGATTCAATGTCAACATTATCAAGTCTGCATCTAAACCATATACAAGCGTTGTTGTATCCGGCGAATTATGATATTCAGGATACTTTCGCATATAGTCAAAAATCTTATGTTCGCCCTCCCCCGACTCCGAACTACTCGACACAATATATTCTAACGCTTTTGCATCACCCATCGAAACACCCGACTTCTTACTAAAATATGCACAAACCGCCTCATTCAAGTCTCGCATAAAATTAGTACCCGGCGTAATCGCCGACGTATTCCACGCCTCCTTATATCCTGCACCCTCAATATCCCTCTGAATCTGCGCCGTATACCACGACTTGTATCGCCTATCTCGCTGCTGACTAAGTTTAGCAACAGGTGCTACACCGTCGAATGCAATAAATACACGATTTTTCGGCTTTAATAAATCAACATAAAAGTCTATCTTATTGCATACCATTTTTATCAGCTCCAACTCATACTCTCTCGCGTTCCCCTTATCATATGTAGTATTGTTCTTTACGGCGTCATATATTAATGAGTTACAATCCATATATAAATTATTCACGTGACTCAAATGTTTCATATCTTTTAGAATATGACGATACTCTTTCACTACTTTTGTGAAATAACTAGGAATACCCATCTTACTTTATGTTATAGTAAAAATAAGTTCCGATAATAATGTACTGTATATATTATTATCTTTTTGTTTCTATGTATTTTACATATATATTTAATACAAAATACAAAATACTCAACCCAAAACATTATATTATTATATATTATATATATCATATAACATATAATATGTCAGTACCTAACAATCAACCAGTACCACAAAATCAAAATCAAAATCACCCACAGGAATCTGCATATGCAAAATTCGTTAAAGCGGCAATGATGTCCAATTTAGAACCAGGAGTCTCCATGTCTATGGGCGGAATTTTACAAATACTTTCCGCTTTATCGCCTGTCCTATTATCGGGATTTTTTATTATTTCTAGTTTAAGCAACGGAAACTTAAAATGGGTAATGTATTTAGCCGGCTTTATTATATTACTTTTCATTTTCTCCGTAACCGCTTTCACCACCAACGCCAAATTCGAAAATATGAATAGCCGCGGCTCCCCATACTGGAAACAACAATGCAACTTTGTCTCATTACCTTTCGGTCTCAGTCAGTATACCATCCCTAACTTTAATAGCGCAGCATTAGCATTTATTTTTGCTTACATCTTTATGCCTATGTTACAGTACAGCAGTTACAATGTTATTATGCTTTCCATCATTATGGTGTTCTTCTTTATCGACGCAATATCTAAAATATATTATGGCTGTACACCAGTTGTAGGCGTGATCATCGGTCTCGCCATTGGCTGGATAGTCGGATACATATGGTACCTTTTTGTTTCATCCGCAAATAGTGAAATGGTTTTCTTTAATGTCGAAAACGGCGCATCAATATGCTCTCGCCCAAATAAACAAACCTTTAAATGCAAGGTTTATCGGAACGGTGAAGTCATACACTCTATGTAAGCATATGTAAGCATATGTAAGCATATGTACGCATATGTAAGCATATATTCACGAATTAAATTTACTGCTATTATGCGATATCCATTTCTTAAAATCATTCATCGTCATATCTCTATGAAAACTATTCGTTAATAGCTTTATGTTATGTTGTTTTCTAGACATTATATTTATGTAATTGAAAACAATATTTTTAGTTACCGCCTTATGATACATGAACATCTGGTCTTCGGAAAATACAGGCTTTTTTACGCGCCTATTTACCGCATTATGAAAATCAAAAAAGAATAACTGTAAATCCTTTTTTGTTTTAATATTCTCCCTTTTTACATTTTTCATCACAGCAACTGCATGTTCGGAACAATCCGGGCAAGGTAGGTTTGCGCATATTTTCATACAAATATTTAAAAAGTCATTCTTCAACTCATCGAAGTGTTCATCTTTCATTTTAAACGAAAGAGTATGAAATAAATACCAAGTCGCATTTCCCCATTCTTTCTTTGTCGCCATATTATTAATATAATAATATAAAGACTTTTTATTTTATTAATTATACACAATTCATATTTATGTTACCTTCTAAATTAAATACGCAACCTCCCCAAAATTCTATCGACTTCTTTTCTGAACTTTCGAAAATTATGCAAACTACGTCGTCATCTTCGTGCTCACCTCATGAATCTTCAAACATAGTTATATCTTCATCTCCGCCATCTAATGATGAAAATATCTGTCTTATTTCTAAAGAAAAACTGCATCCAAATCATATCACTCTTAAATGTAACCACAAATTTAACTATATGCCCATTTATAAAGAAGTCCTTTACCAAAAAACAAAATCAAATACTATGTACGAAGTTACTAAACTTCAGCCCTATCAAATAAAATGCCCATATTGCCGCACCATTACAAACAAACTATTACCATTTATACCATACCCCTCCGTGAAACTCGCTAAAAATATACACTCTGCTGGTTCCGACTGTTTATCCGCCAAAAAATGCTCTTATATTATAAAAACACGCGCCACGAATAGTAGTACCACATGTGACTCAAATTGTCACAAAAACGCACTATACTATGAAGCCGAAAATCTACTATTATGCCCAGGGCATTATAAAAAACATATCGCTAAAAGTCCTATCGGCGCAACAAAGGTCGAAAAAGTTTCAACCAAACCCCGATGTACCGCTACACTAAAAAGCGGTGTTAATATTGGTAAGCCATGTAATAGTATTATTTCTATCGATGGCTCGCAGTTTTGTAAAAGACATTCGCATTCGCAATCACAATAAGACGTCACTGTATTTGCGGCGATGGAGTCGACATCATAAATAAACGGTTTTTACGTCATTATTTTGGTGATGGTGTTCGTGGACGTGAGGGTGACCGTCTTCGTGAGACTGATGATGATGATGATGATGATGATGATGACGATCTTGACGGAAATGTAACACCAAATTTACGAGATAATTTTCTTCTAAATTCACGCCATTCTGCATCACGTCTTCTTTCTAATGAACTATTTCTTTTAGGTGCGACCATCCTTACACGTCTTGTTCGTGGTGGCGGTGGCGGAGCAATCCGTGGAACTCTGTTCATCGTCGGTCCAACATTAGGTCTTATTCTAAACATTATCCTTCTAGAAGCAGGCCCCGCTCTACCTCTACCTCTACTCCTTGACCAACTAGAACTTGACGATGATGAACTATTTCTTTTATGTGCGACCATTCTTACGCCTCTTGTTCGTGGTGGCGGCGGTGGCGGAGCAATCCTTGGAACACCATACACGGTCGGTCCATCTACACGGTCTTTTATTTCAAACATTATCTTTTTAGAAGCAGGCCCCGCTCTACCACTTGACCGACTAGAACTTGATGATGATAACCCTCTATATGTAGCCGCTGAAATAGAGTCAGAACTAGAACGCGGTGATAGCGGCACTCTCAATAATGCTGATGTATTTGGTAAACTTCCTTGAGAACTACTAGAACTACTAGAACTTCTATTCTGTGAACCAGAACTAGACATTTTTACTATATATTATACTAAATATATTATAATAAATGCTTTATAAAACAATATTAAATATAGGCACGTATATATATTTATATTTTAAAATGACGTATACAGTAGCTGAATATATTTGGTTAGACGCAGATAAAAAATTCAGGTCAAAAACTAAAGTTATTAAATGCGAAAGAATTGTATTAGACTCAGAATACAAACATCCACATGATTTCCCCGTATGGGACTATGATGGCTCGTCTACCGGACAAGCAGACGGTAAAAAATCTGAAATAATGCTTCATCCCGTTTTCGTATGCGATAATCCTCTCAGCCCCGCAGTACTTATAGATGGAGGATATAAAAATAAAATACGTAGCTCTAAACTCGTACTGTGCGAAACGTACCACGCCGACGGAACACCCACAAAGTCCAATACACGACATAATGCTAACAAAATATCAAAACATACACATAATCAAAAACCGTGGTTCGGGCTCGAACAAGAATACTTTATTTTTGATAAACGCATCGAAACAACTCCGCACAACTTGCTTTTTTACGAAACTACCGAACATTACTGTGGTACAGGAGAAGACATCGAATATCGAGCACTTGCGGAAGAACATATGCTAGCATGCACAAGTGCAGGTATCACTGTTTCCGGCATTAATGCGGAAGTTAGCAAAAACCAATGGGAGTTCCAAATCGGTCCTTCGGAGGGAATAGAAGCCGCCGATGAACTTCTGGTCGCGCGATTCTTACTTGAACGAATCGCCGAAAAATACGGCAACACAATATCATATGAACCTAAACCTTTCTCTCACATAAACGGCTCAGGGTGTCATGCAAATTTTTCTACTTTCAAAATGCGCACCCCTTGCGACGACAATGCAGGTATAATGGAAATATATCGCGTAGTAAATAACCTAGAAAAATATCACGCAGAAGATATACAACACTACGGTATAAGAAATGAGAGTCGACTTTCCGGAAAATATGAAACATCAAGCTACAATACTTTCACATCAGGCATCGGTGATAGATGTGCATCCGTTCGCATCAATAACAATACGCACAATGCCGGGTACGGTTACTTCGAAGATAGACGACCTGCTGCAAATATGGACCCATACCTTGTTACTAGCATCCTAATGAAACGAACCATTGATGCGTGATGTTTTAAACCAAATCAACCAAAACAAACAAAACTTTCGTAAGTTCAGTTCAAATTTAATGTGTATGATATTAAATTTTAACTTTTAATCCTACAATAATAACACAGATATTATACCGAAACATCCGACGAGTTCTTCGCTTTTCGAGCATGTTTACCTAGATTCATTGCATCGTATAATTGTGTCTTCATCGTTTTACGTCTATCCCTTACCTGGTCATAATTTGGAAGTGTACTATACTTGTAAATGAATCGCTTTGTTTTTCGAAACTTGTCGCTCTGTAAGGGATTCGATAGTTTTGTTTTATATACTCTTTCTTTAAATCCGACATTTTCCCCTTCATATCTATCATAATCTAAATTTTCTACTAACTGCTCGTAAAAATCCTTCGTTGCACCTTCGTCGTATTCTTTCTTTATTTCTCTATACTTATTAAAATCTAAAAACGAGTCAGGATCACGGCGTTCCATAGAGAACCCTTTTTTTATATAAATCGCTATATTTTCTAGACTCTTAAAATAATCACACATAGTTGTTGCACCGTGAATTGCTTGATCAAATATGTCACATGTATTCTGAGTTAATACGTCGCCTGGAAAAGGACCAGATCCATATTTTCCCCTCAGTTCAGTGAGATTTTCAATGATAATTTCCAATGATGTTCTTATCATAGTTATACGCAATGAAAATATATTTTTAAACTCATGCATCAAAAATATTTTAACCTTTATGATTTCATCTATATATTTACGATACCATTCACCTTTATGAGGATTATTACTACTAATTAAATCATTACTTATACGATAAGTATTTAACCCAGAGAAACTAAAATTTTCTTGTACTTTACCTATAGCATTTACTCCCATTCGTGAAAACATCCCAAATTTGACCATAAAAAAACTATTTACATGCTGTGCAATAGTAAATAATGCTTCATTCTTTCCATCTTTAGCATAATCTCTATATCCGTTAAAGACGTCAGACCCATTTACATAAGAATGTGTAAACTCGACAACGCCGTCAGAATAAAATTGCATTATATATTGATCAATCATGTTATTAAGATTCGATAAATATTTTTTTGATATTGTTAGCATGTTAATTGCAGGGTTGTTCACACCTGGTTTAGTATCTACAGGTTCATTATACGAATTGTCACCGTAAATATAAGAAACAGCGCACGACATAATTATTAAATTTATGCGTCTATTTTGTTTAATAGCGATTGGAAGTAATGTTTCGACTAGATTCATATTTGTAGTTGAACTAAAAAATGTTGTACCAGGGTATAACTTAAATAGTTCCTTCTTCGCCGTATAGGGTGTGGACTTATCAGTATTGTAATCTACTGGTAAAAAAATACCCATCGATATCATATTCCTCAAATTTTTATATGTGACTTTGAGATTTTTTTTTATATTATAATCTGTAGCGTGTCCGGAAAACGTCCTTTCGTGTGTTATATCAACCAGGTCAAAAGTATCACCTGCATCACATAAGCGTACTTTATCAACCATAACGTACGGACATAATAAACTAAATACATGCTTGCGCATCACTTCTCCTTCGTCTGTATTATCAAACATTGCATTATATTCCGGATTTCTGAGTATTTTATTTATTTCGATAGCTATGCTGTGATAAACAGGTGTTACTACTTGTCCGACTTTCCCTAACTCTATTATTCTCAAGTACTTATTCGCAAGTAATTTCATATTTGGTGACAGTTCATTTGATAAAGAACCGTGGGCAACAAGAAATCCATAGTCTTCGCCTTGTATTTTTTTATGTTTTTCGGATAACTTTACCAACTCATTTTCCTCGTGTTGTGACATCGGTTGCGTCCTAAACATTGGATGCTTACTATACCCAACCGCTTGTAAACTTGTAGGAGATGGCGTGACAATAGGTGAAATATTATTGATATCTGGAATGTTAGGACCAGTCGGATTCGTCGGCGTAGGGCCTATAACATCTTTACTTTTAACTATTTGTTCCATATTTTTCATAATATGAATGGTTTCATCACGAGTCGTAAAAAGTCGACTTTCCACCACATCAACACTTGATAATGCTATATTCGGTATTAAATCATCCCTTAATTTTCCTAATACAAGCACTCTTCCAAACAAATCTAACCTATTTATGTCCATAAGTGAATAAAATAGTATAGGCGATAAATACGTATATGTTTTAGGAAATAACTCTATATATTTAATCATTTCGGCCTCTTCTTTTGTTTGCAGTGAAACTTGCTTTTTAGTCAAAAAAGATAAAGGTAATAAACGATGGTATTTATACTCAAAAGGTGTCATTACATACTGTGGTGTTGTCTCTAATGGTTTACCATGAACAACAGGTATTCGCAACCCTATATCCAATATATTCAGTTCGGGTGTATACGTAGTTATTAGACCATCGCCACTTGGCGATAATTCTATCGGCGGTGGTGGTGGCGGAGTACTTGCTCTCATGCGGCGCTCTAACCTTTTCGTATTTCTTTCTATTTTTTCATGCGTAGACTCCAATAAATCTAATTTATGCCTAATGTTACTTTCGACACCTTCCGTTTTTTCAGGATGTAAACCATCATCTTCCGAATGAATATTATCTATATATGGTAGACGTCGGTCCCTACCTCTACCTTTTAATTTATGAAGAGGAACTATTTTACTCAAATTGAACCATGACGCCTTGCGGCGTGGTGTTGATTTTTTAGGTGATGCCGCCCTTGGTGATGCCGCCTTCGGTGTTGATTTTTTAGGTGATGCCGTTTTTGGTTGTCCGATACTAACAACACGCAATAGGTCGTCGCTTGTTCTATCACTACTCGACGAACGCCCTCCCTTATATATTTTAAAACATGTGCGATATTTCTTATGTTTTTTTACACCTTTCTTCCTAGTTCTCATTTATAGCCTAAATATATATAATACATATAAAATATTATATTACTATTACTATGTTTAACACTACTATTACCTATCCATGCAACACCATTATGCTCACATTTAGTATATATTTCAAAAATATACAACAGCATAATGGTCACATACGCGCACACACCCCCGCGAAAGATTGGGAGGGCGGACGCTGAATAAGCGATGATGTATGAAAATTTCAACTCTCGGAGGCCCTTTTCCAAAAATGGACATTTATAAATGTCCATTTTTGAAAACCGGGGGTAGACTTTTGAAAAAAGCAATGCATTCATCACTCAGAGCATAATGCTCTAAATCGTGTTTTTAAGTTGAATAATTTGTTACCATAACTTTTTTATAAAATGACACAATAAAGGTCCATTTTAGTGGTACTTTGGACATGTTAACAAAAACGCCGAATAAAAACGCCGACATTTTTGATAGTAAATCTTGAAACGATATATGTAGCAAACACTTTGACTATAATCGGTAGTTTTTTGACGGTAAACGTTTTGTTAACAAAAATGGAAACGGTTAACAAAAACGCCAAAAAAGTCTAATGCTATATATGTAGCAAACAATATTTCTAAGAATCGCGTTATGACTGCATTTTTAAAAAAAATAACAAACTTAACCCTAATATAACCACTCATTTGCAGCATAATGGTCTGGTTTACGATTATCTTTCAAAAATATATGATAGCATAATGGTAACAACCCCGCGAAAGATTGGGAAGGCGGACGCCGAATAAGTGATGATGTATGAAAATTTCAACTCTCGGAGGCCTCTTTTGAAAAATGGACATTTATAAATGTCCATTTTTGAAAACCGGGGGTAGAGATTTAAAAAAAACGATGCATTCATCACTCAGAGCATAATGCTCTAAATCGTATTTTTAAGTTGAATAATTTGTTACCATAACTTTTTTACAACTTTTATATATATTATATGAAAATGATTTAGGCGTTTTTTTTGTTAACAGTATATATAGAAATGTTAACAAAAACGCCCGACAAAAACGCCATTATTTTTGAATGTAAAATGTGTGACTTCTCATCTAGCAAAGAAAGTGAGTATAAACGACATGCTCTGACATCAAAACATAAACTGTTAACAAATATGGAAACAGTTAACAAAAACGCCAAAATTTTTAACTGCTATATATGTAGCAAACGATATTTGTCAAGAGTTGGTTTATGGAAGCATGAGAAAAAATGTAACAAAAATACAAATGATATAATAAATGGTACTGAAATAGCTGCAAATGCAAGTACTACAGAAAAAGAAATAAATCACGCGATTACAAAAGACATGTTTATGGAACTTATTAATGACAATAAAGAAATGATAAAAATAATCAAAGACCAACAAGAGCAGATAAAAAGCATGATTCCTAAAATGGGCAATACTATAAATAATACCACCAACAATAACAACTTCAACCTGAATGTATTTCTCAACGAGCAGTGCAAAGATGCTATCAATATAAACGAGTTCATTAAATCTTTGAAAATAACTCTCGAAGACCTTTATTTTACTAGAAAAAATGGTATTACGCAAGGTATAAGCAATCTTATGATAAACGGACTCAAAGAATTAGATGTGTATAAGCGTCCTATACATTGTACCGATCTTAAGCGCGATATCGTCTATATTAAAGAGCACGACAAGTGGGAAAAAGATAATAATAATGCTATAATGAAAAAAACAATTGAGACAGTAGCAAATAAACAGCGAAATAAGATATCGGATTGGGTAGACTTGCACCCACGCTGGATTGAAGACGAAAAACTTCAGTATGAGTACTTGACTATATTAAACAAAATAACTGAACCAATCGAAGATGATGACAAATTAGAAAAGAAAATTATAAGAAATATAGCAAGAGAAGTACAAATATCCGATATTAAAAAATACTAATACATATTTAATTAAATATATATAAAAATTATTTATTAATATTCTATAGTATATTAAGTATATAATCATGGAAACGAAAGAACAACTAGTTCAACATATTAAGGGATGGATGTCGAATGATAATGAAATACGCGAAATACAAGGACGACTCAAAGAACTAAAAGAAAAGCGTAAGGTATATGCCGACAATTTAGTAGAAATTATGAGAAAAAATGAAATCGACTGTTTTGATATAAATGACGGCAAACTTATTTACACAAAAACAAAAGTTAAAGCACCTCTTAATAAAACTACTTTGGCTACATCATTGATGAAATATTTTAAAGACGACGATGAACAGGCAAAAGAATTAGTGCAGTTTTTGTTAGAGTCCCGCGAAGAAAAAGTTAAAGAATCAATACGCCGTAAAGTACAAAAATAATAATATACTAGTATTATAATTGTGTGACACATAGTTATAATATAATGCTCCCTTCATCACATAGAAGAAAAAAAAATGATCCCGATGATAGTAAAGTCGCGACATTAGGCGACGTCGATCGCTATTATAAGAAAACGAATAACCCTATAGACGTAACAGATTCGAGAGATAAATCGAAAATCAAAAAAAAATATCCGAAAAAGATTTTAGCCGATAACACAGATAACACAGATAACTCCGATACTTACGACGACTTGCATGATCTTGCGCCATCTTATATAGAATCTACTATTTCAGATAAACTATCATTATATCATGCGGACGATGAAGAAGATTATGAAAGTAAATTCGATAATGGTTTGTCGATTAAAAAACACAAAATGACAAACATAATGTACCCCTTTTCAGATAATTCATCTGAACATTTAGTACACGACTTGGACGAAATATATGAAAATTTAGAAGAATCGAGGGATTCAAATGAAGGTGGGGAGTTTATAGTAGAGTATCTAGTTTACTATATTAATAAAAATTCATATAAACCATTTTTAGAATTTTTACTATATAAATCTAGCGAAGATGACACGCTTTATTTACCAAATTTCTCACAAAGTACCTCAGAATATGATATACTAGAAAACTCCTCCCTTTTATTAGGTAACTTATTCGGCGATGGTTTGTGCGACTTTAAAGGTCGTATTGTCGAATCGTCCACCATGAATAGCATAAATAGTGCGCAACTTAACAACCGAATTATTCTACTGTATGAGCTTACGGAAAAACCATATACCGTTACACGACAAAAAAGTAGCGACGAACTATGGTGGGGTACGGTAAGTGAAATTTTCAACTATAGAAAGATACTATTTTATAACATAAGTGAAACAGTAACTGATATGTTTTTAGCTTACCCTCAAGCAATAAAACTTTACCATAAAGAAACACTCATAGAAACTCCCATGGTTATTTATAATGGAAGTGATAGCAATACTGCAAAATATAATGCCGTTTTTTCTATTAAAAAATCAAACAACGAATCACGATATGGACCCTTTTATTATTTTACTGACTTGTATAATGCGATGAGGTATGCTTGTTATGATATTGAAACCGGTGAGAAGAATTCGAAGGGCGGTCTTGTTAGATTTGTCATTTATCCGGGCAAAATGAAAATGTTTTTGAAAAAAAATAAACCAGATAATTCGGAAATGGCGAAGTACATATGTAGTAAGCATATTAAAGAAAAAAATACCTTACAATTTAGAGATAACGACAGTAAATGGGTCGAACAATATAACTCTGCATATAATGGTGCATATGAAATACCTATTAGAAAGTCAACCAGTTTAAGCGATAATGGCGACGACGACGATGCAGACGACGAAGATGACGCAACCAAAATTATATACTCTAGTGGTTCAGACCATGACGACGGCGAAGATGAAGAAGCAAAAGAAAAAGACATCTACTATTTAGCAATGCGTATATGTATAAGTGAGTATAACTTTCAAAGACCGTTATCATACTATTATATAGATACGAAAGATATACCCAATAATTATGAATATGATTTTAAAAATTATAAAATAATATAATATATACACTCAGTAATAAAATGGGAACTTTAACAAGATGGGTTATTTTAATTTTAGTTATATGTCTGATAAATCCAGCAATATTTTCAATACTCGACTTTTTAGAAGTAGATCGAAGCTCATACGACTCGTATATAATTTGGGGGAATGCTTTAATCATATTTTGGTTTGTATTAAATAGTCAGAGATCATCCGAGCTTCTTTATATATAGGATTAACAAGAGCTATAAACAGATGAGGTGTATGAGTGTTGGTGAGAAATTCAGTAATTCATAAATAATATATTCGTTATTCGTTATTCGTTCATTTTTGGGGAAAAATAATATAGCAACTTTCCCAAATCAAAATATTATATTTACATATTATATAATATTTTATGTCTGACGTTATTGACTATAATAGCGATTTAGAATATTTATTAAAAATACACGCTGAAGAGTGTGAGTCTTTTTCTATCTTACATCGTTTCTCTTTCGAAAAGTATAGCGAACGATCAAACTACATAAATATACCCGTTATTATACTTTCTAGCGCAATCGGGTTTGCAACCGGTATAGATATAGGATACGATAAAATGAACATCATTTTAGGTGTCAGTAGTATTTTTGTAGGGATAATAAAATCTATCGATACATATTTCCAGTTAGGCAAGCGTTCAGAGTCTCATAGAATATGTTCATTGCAGTTTCAACAAATAAATAAGAAAATAATGATAGAATTATCACTTAAGCGCGACCAGAGAATATCCGCGAAAGATATGTTACAAATTATAAAAACAGATATAAAAAATTTACAGGATATCGCGCCACTGATAGACGAAGAGATAATAGAAATTTTTAAAAAAAACTATGGCGTTATGGACCCGTCGTCTAATAAAATTAAATTTTCTGCTCACACACCCAATTTATGTAATGGATTAAGTCAGGTTACTATAAATGGAGAAACATCTTTAAATGATGAACGCGGTGGTGGAGGTGGTAGAAATAGAAGAAGAAGAAGCAATAGTCGCGGGTCTCGCGGGTCTCGTGGGTCTCGCGGATCTAACGACGATTTTAGCGACGATAGCGATGATAATAGCGGTGGTGGTGGTGGTGGCGGAAGTTACACAAGAAACAGTAAAAGAAATAATGGTAATAATGGTAATAATGGTAATAATGGTAATAATGGTAATAATGGTAATAATGGTAATAATGGTAATAATGGTAATGATGGTAATGTATCTACTGAAAGCGCATCATCCGGATTTATTAACTCTGTATCAAACTTATTTCATAAAGGAGTAAATTTAATTAAGGGTAGTACACCACCTCCTCCGGAACCCGAACACGAATTACGTAATAGAGGTCACCGGCATAGTTCTAGCAGTAACAACCGCAGTCATCATAGTAAAAATAAAAACTCTGTTATCGAACTTACCAGTGTTGTTGTAGATGGTGCTAATACCAATGAAGTACGTGAAATAATAACTAATAGTTTACCTACAGATAAATCAAATACAAGTGTTAAAAGTACACCATTGTTAACAAATAATAATAGTAGCACTACTAATCTCGTACTAACTGAAGCTCATTTGCAACAGTTACAGATGTTACAAATGTTGCAAGAAAAACAGCAACAACCGCAACCACCACAACAAAAGCAGCAACAATTACAGCTACCCACACCCCCCTTGCAACAAATTATACAAATACCGTCACGACCTCCGTCTAGTATTTCCCATCACTCGCATCACTCTCAACAGTCATTTAATCCTGTTAACTTTACAAATACAATATCCGAGCCATCTTTATTAGCTACTGCTGAATTCGTATTTAATAATACCAATAATACCATGATAGATCACCCTTCAAATACAAATGCAATTTCTACCCCTGGTAATATGAGCCAACGCGCATCAAGGCTTCAAAGCATAGCAGGCTATACACATAACTCTGTTATTGGTTCTAATACACCGCGCAATTTAGGTGACACAGAGACCGAAACGCCAAATCAAGTTATAGAAGTACACGAAATTGAAACACCTGTCGCGTCACAACCTGTTGAAAATTTGCAAATAAACTTAAACAATATCCCATTAGAAGATGACGATAACAGTGCTCTTATGTGAGATACCTATCCCATATTGTTTTATAAATAATATATAAAATTGAAATAAAGATAAAATACGTATACAATAATAAGAACTCTTTATTCTTTACAAAGAACAAGGAAAATGGAAAGACGACTAAACAAAAAAATAGAAGACTACTTGATTGCATTCAAAAATGACATTGCTAAGAAATTACAACAAATTGTAACTGGAGTAGAGTTAAGCGACTCATGTACAAGAGATGAGCTTACGAGAGCTATTGATAATACAAAATTGCAATGCAACTCTATGGCTGGATTTGTATATAACTACGAAAAGCTGCGACTAGGAAAGGACGACTTTATGAAAAGAAAACGCGTTAAGAGTGTTGTACCAATGTATGAAAGGTGTTCGGCGAAACGAGCAAATGGCGAGCAGTGCACGCGGCGCAAGAAAGATGGTGAGACTTACTGTGGAACGCATATCAAGGGAACTCCTCATAGTATTATGGATGAAGTCGAATGTGAAACGCCGACAACAAAAAATGTCAAAGTAGATATTTGGGCCCAAGATATTAAAGGTATCATATACTATATCGACAAAGTCGGTAATGTCTATGACACCGAAGATATTATGAAAATAGATAAATACCCTAAGCGAGTAATTGCGAAATACCATCAAGATGAGGCCGGAAAATATAGCATCCCATCGATGTTTGGCCCTTCCACGCCTACGTCGGTCGCTTAAGTGAGAATAAATTATAGTTGACATTTTTTAATAAATAATATTGTATATATACTTAAAAATAAAACAAGGTATATATAAAATACGGTTTTTAGAAACGGAACGAAACGAAACGAAATGACAAGTTCATATGACCCAAGTAGTGCTAATATTCGCGTAAAGATTGACGATGTATGGCGCGATGCCGTCAAACAAGAGAGAGAAGCATATATTGCTTATAAATCGAGAGACCATTATTATAGAGAGACGCCGCATACTCATGATAATGGGATAACCATTTTTAGAGCAGGAAGTGATAGTGAAAGTCCGTCTGAAGAAAATGATGACCCATATATGCCTACCTATTTTAAAATGAAAGATTCTAATAAAAGGTATCCGATTATAGATATGAATGATATATACATTTTTTTAACAGAAGGGGTAACCGGTAAAACTAGTAGAGATGGAGCAGGATGGGTAAAGTCGCGCAACTATCAAACATGGGCTTATGTTGATTTTATGTATGATACTAGCGCAACACGTAAATGTTATATGTCACGGTATTCTACATATCTCGCTTTCCCTCCAAAATTTGACAGTAAAAATGTCGTGACAATTGATATCGACGAAGAGCTTCCTCCAAATATTATTTTTTCCATCTCGCGAAATGAGAATAATAGCGTTTATTATGAAAAAAATGAAAGTATATACTATGAAACGAATCAAAATAGCCAAAATGGTCAAAACTATGAAAAATTCCCGATACGCATTAGAATATGCGATAATGAATATGCTCGTACAGGGTACCTAGGATTTTATACAAGAATAACTATGGACCCTGGTATTATTATTACTAATCCCGACTCACTAGAAAATGTCGACTAGAATTGTGATATGGATATATTGGATACTTCATACTACCTGTAGCCATGACATATAATAATACACAAAATAGTATATTATTATATTTTATAAATAATTATTCACTTCTTTTTAGAAAATCGTTCAAAACATCTTGTAAAACATGACATCGCAACTTCTTCGGCAATCTTTTCGATTTTGTTTACATTAAAATTACCCTTGGAAGCATCTATTAAAAAGTCGATAGAATCTGAAACAATATTACCCATTATTAAATTTAAAGCTTGTAGTTTATCTTCGGGCGAAATATCGTTACTTTTCATTATTACCTCTTTCAACAAGTTAATTACAAACTCCTTTTTTTTGCTACCTGGTTCATTTGTTTTGTCAACAACCACCATAGCGATACGGAGAAGACGCATTATCATCTCCGGAGAAATAGATAAATTATTTTCCTTGACTTGTTTCATAAATTCTTCCTGACAGTACATAAAATCTTTTACAACCACCGTAACTACCTCCACGGACTCCACCGATACGGGTGGCGCCGTCGATGTACTACTGGGCGAAGCAACAGGAAGTATCGCAGGCGAAGTAGAACTACTTGTTTCTTTATTGTGATGTATGAGAGACTCATTTAACTCAGGTAATGTCAACTTATCTCTAATTTGAGGAGACTGTTCGCGGTCAGTTTCTTTATTAACAAGCACGGGCGAAGATGCAGGTGACATTTCTACATAGACGGGCGAGTCACACTGTTCGATATGGCGTTCATTCGTATTTACTACATCGGTATTTTCCATTTTAAATTTGTTTTATAATATATACTTATAAAAAATATTTTATATTGATTTAACTATTAATATATAATATATAATATAAAAGGTACAAGAAAAAAATATACATAATTTTTTATCTACTTTTACTTACTTACACTAGATACTCACCGATGACTCCTTTTTTACTTCAAAATGGGGTAGTATAGGTCCTATTTGGTGCGGAACTACCCTGTGATGGCGCGGAAAGCATTCTTCCAATGCGCGCACAACCCGGGGAAGCATGACTGGAATATGCGTCGTCGGCGCCCCCACATGAGTAATATTCTCCTTCGTCTTCATAGTTATCACCTCCATAACGCATCGTCCTTTGCCGACGCATTCCAACAATTGCGTCACGTGACAGATGTCTCAATTTTGAACCAACTCCGCGCGATGAAGGTGTTAGATCAGAAACCAGCTTGTCGTCTTCTTTGTTGCATTTTTCTTCTTGTTCTTTGCGCTGGTCTTCCGATAATTGGCCATTTTCGACGCCGTGAGTGGTCTGCATAGATGGGGGCGTTCTTGGTGTATTGTCGTTGCCGACAAACCCTCCATTGGAATATGCGCGTCTGGGTGCTGCAGGGACACAATCATCAGTTTCATCGTCCTCATTTAGATTTTCATATACAGGCGATGCAAACGGCATAGAACTCAAGATTTCGGTTTGAAGCGGTGTAATGTCGTTCACGGTAACCGAACGCTGCTGAATCTGCGATGCCTGGCGCGCGGCGACATATCTTTCGCCAATTGATGCAGCCATGAGACCGCTAATACAGACAAACAAATCATCAGCGAGCTGAATCATGAATGCATCCTCGGTTAGTCCTTTTTCGGCTACATAAGCGAGAAACTTCTCCTGGAAGACTGTAACAACCCCAAGCAATCTCTCTTTCTCTACTACCGACGTATTGTAGGGCATGCGCCGCATATTTTGAAGGAATGTGAGTGCTTCGCCTACTACGACAATGGTGTCCAGGCGCCATAGTTCTTGTACCACATTTTCATTCAGCGCGTTCTCTTGGTCGGCATGATAAGTGATGCTTTTTTGCGTTGTGTGAGTTGTATTGGATGCAGACTCCGTCGAGAAGTATGTCATGCCGCATACAAGTGTGTCCACGTCCCATGGTGCTCGAACGTAGAATGTGCGCGACGAATCATTGATTAAGTCGTCGATATGCATTTCGTTCTTCCAAGTCATTGAAGTGAAGTCGAAAAACTCCACGTTTGTGGAAAGGTTGACTTGGGAGTATGCCGTGTTGATTGCCGACCAAAGGATTTCGCCGAAAATACAACCTGTCTTCTCTGCATCGTCGATGAACCATTGCTTCGATTTCGGGAACAGCGCGCATAAATTTTGAAGCATCGTCGAGTCATGGTCTGCGCCATAACCAATCATGATTTGCGTAGCCGGTTTGCAAGGAACTGTAAGGGTGGGTGGTGTTAGTAATGATGTGAGCCTTTGCACATTCTTTTCTCCTTCGTTGTTTGATCCATCGGTGAGGAAAATGTGCATTCTTTGAACAAACTCCTCCTGAATCGCCTCGTCAGGCTTGATATAGTCGCATTCGGCACTCATGATTCGAGCAATTTCTCGAAAACATTTCTCAAAGTTGGTTCCTCCTTTTGGTGTAATACTCTTCACGGTTTGAATCAGCTGGTCTTTGTTTTCTCTTGTTACGCGACACGGAAGTAGAGGACACGACGCAAACGAATCGAAGGATACGATTGCGATGTAAAACTCGGCTTGGGGATTTTCTTCTTCTTGTGAGGCAATGTATTCAATCATATTTGTAAGCGTGATATGGACGAACTCCATTTTGGATTGCACCGGCTGTCCTCGCTTAGATGCCATCTCGTTCATTGAGCCCGATGCATCGACTGAAACGTACATGATGAATCTCATCTTTTTTGCGGGTTGCGACGACCCTTCTTCGCTCGAAAGAGCCGGAATGACAATCTGGAAAATACCACGGTTAAATTCACCTCCATTCGTGGATGCGAGTTGGTCAGCAGAAGGACGATTGTTTGAAGCGAGTTGAAATGAAGTTTGCATTTGATACTGGGTAACTGTTCGATACGAATTTGTTGTCTATATTCAAATAGCTTACATTATTTTACTTCAATTTTCTTGTTTTTGAATAGAAAATATATAATTAAAAATGGTTATATATTTTATTGTAATACGTAAAAAAGTTAATATGATATATTATCACGTCCAGGCACCATCTTTCGGATCGTGGGGTTTGAATGTTGGAGAAACGCCTTTACCTTTAGATTTCACAACACTTTTATGTAATGCGTCTATTGCACTTGCGTGTTTTTGCGAAGCTGCAAGTTTTACTACAGGTAATGACTGAAAACCAGCGGGGTTAAACGCTGATACTTTTTTTGATTTATCAATATGTTGTTCTAATAAACTGGCTACTTGTTGTCCAAATGAGAGGGGTTGCTTTTTTTGGGGAGACGGGCTAAGTTCTACAATTTCTAAATCGGATGCAGCCTTCGAGTGGGTACTAGCTTTTTTAGAACTTGCTTTGGGAGAGGGGGTAAGTTCTACAATTTCTAAATCGGATGCAGCCTTCGCGTGGGTACTAGCTTTTTTAGAACTTGCTTTGGGAGAGGGGGTAAGTTCTACAACTCCTGAGGGTGACACACCTGCATATGCGGCTGCTTTCCCGGCATTACTACCAGATGATTTACTTTTTGTATGAGTTTTGGTTTTTTCAACTGGAACAAATTGAAATTCACCATCATCATTAATAATCATACGTTGAAGATTTCCTTGAGAATCATATGCAAATGCATACTGAGGGTCATCCGTTACTAGATCTAATATTCCTTTTTCTGTTGCATATATTTTTGCTTGTGTTAATTTACCTTCTCTCGTTAGTTTCCGGAACCGCTTCATTGCTCTGTCATGCTGTTTCATTTCACGCAAAGCTCTATCCAATAAGGCTTCACCTGGATGTACTTCTGCCTTAGGCTTTTTCTTTTTTTTTGATGATTTTCCTGCACCTACTGGTGAAGATCCTTCATGGGGTATCAAATCCCAATCAACAACGGGTTGACTTACAACAGCATCAGGATCCCATTGATCATCAGGTTCAGCATCCCATGCATCATCTTGTTGTACTACTGCAATAGGTGATGCTGCAGATGATGGTATGACTACCGCACCTTGTCCACTTGCAGGTGGAAACGCTGATATACCCGACCATGCAGGCGGCCCTGCACCCCACCCCTTATCTTCAGGTGACGACGATGGTAATTTGAGCGAAGGTTGAGGTAATGGAATAAGATGATCTACCGCTGCTGCTGCTGCTCCTTTTACTTTAGGCGATTTTGCTGGTGCTAGTGCTTTAGGTGATTTTGCTGGTGCTGCTGCTGATGCTGATGCTGACGCTTTAGGTGATTTTGCTGGTGCTGCTGGTGCTTTATGTGATTTTGCTAGTGCTGCTGCTTTTGCAGAACCTGGTGGAGGTGGTAATAATCCAGGTGCTACTACCGTACCTTTTCCAGAAGCTGCTGATGCGGATGCTGCTGCTGATGCTGACGCTTTAGGTGATTTTGCTGGTGCTGCTGACGCTTTAGGTGATTTTGGAGGTGCTAGTGCTTTAGGTGATTTTGCTGGTGCTGCTGGTGCTACAGGAGACGGTGTACTCCCCCAACTCCCAAATCCTGGCGCTATAATAACAGGTGCTGCTGCTGCTGGTGCTTTAGGTGATTTTGGAGCTGGTGCTGCTGATGCCGCTGCTGCTGCTGCTTTAGGTGATTTTGGAGGTGGAGCTGGTACAAATGTTCCTGCTGGTACTGCCCCTGATTTTGGAGATGATTTTGGAGTTGCTGCCCCTGATTTTGCAGGTGATTTTGCTGGTGCTGCTGATGCTTTAGGTGATTTTGCTGGTGCTGCTGATGCTTTAGGTGATTTTGCTGCTGCTCCTTTTGCTTTAGATGATTTTGCTGATGCTTTAGGTGATTTTGCTGGTGCTGCTGCTGCTGCTTTCGTACCTTTTCCCAATGGTGCGGGTACTAAAAGCACAGGTGCTACTGCTGTCGGTGCTGCTACCGCTGATGCTGCTTTAATTTTAACCATAAATTTTTTTGGAGGTGTTGCTGAACCATCCGACGATGATGACCATGCGGCGCTGGGGTGTACCATAAGAACTGGTGCTGCTGATGACGCCGAAGAAATACCGGGTGCTACCATTACAGGAACAGCTTTCTTTGCTGCAGCCCCAAAACCTGATGCAACAACTACAGCTGCTGCTGCTTTTCCTGAAGCTGCTTTCGCACCTTTTACTGATGGTGTTTTTGGGGCCGCTGCTGCTGCTACAGATGATGCTGATGACGCCGAAGAAATAACGGGTGATGCAGCCGCCGATGACCTAGATGCCGATGTTCCAGATGATGATGACCTACTTCCCAATAATGCTCCAGGAGCAACTTTTTTTTTTCTAGTAAACCAACTACGAAACCCTGCACCAAATCCTTTTTTAGGTGACGCGGGTGGTGTTGAAGCGGCCGAGCTAACTGAGGGTGGAGGTGCTTTTTTTTTAGCCATCCAACTGGATACTTTTCTTAAACCGGCGGCAGCTACCAACTTCGCTTTTGATTTAATACCGACACCTATGGGACGGGATGGTGGTGATGCAGATGCTGATGATGATGACCTACTTCCCAATAATGCTCCAGGAGCAACTTTTTTTTTTCTAGTAAACCGACTACGAAACACTGCACCAAATCCTTTTTTAGGTGATGCAGGTGGTGTTGAAGCCGCTGCTGCTGCTGCTGCTGCCGAACCAGTTACTAATGGTCCAGGCGCGGATTTTCTAGATGCTGATGAGGATGACCTACTTCCCAATAATGCTCCAGGAGCAACTTTTTTTTTTCTAGTAAACCAACTACGAAACCCTGCACCAAATCCTTTTTTAGGTGATGCAGGTGGTATTGAAGCTGCTGCTGATGATGCTGCCGAACCAGTTACTAATGGTCCAGGCGCGGATTTTCTAGATGATGATGATGACCTACTTCCCAATAATGCATCTAAGCTGCCCGACAATGAAGATGTTTTTTTTTTAGCCGTCCGGGTTAATACTTTTCTTACGCCGGCAGCGGCCGCGGGCGATGGTGATGGTTCTATGACTCCTTTTGCTCTTGCATCCGCTATTGCTTTTGCTGCTGCTTTCGCTTTTTTTGCTTCCCTCCATAAAACAAACTTATCTTTGCCTTTTACTAGTAAGTCTTTAGTACCTTTGCCGATATATCTAGCACCTTTAGTAAGGGCGTATAAGGCGGGCGCACCTCTTTTAAGTTTTTCGTCTTCTTCTGACCCTGTGAGGGAATGTTTGCTACTACTAGATTTTTTACGACCTAATTTTCTAGCAATTTCATCCTCATCTAGTTTTTTTGAACCGATTGTGTATCTCGATATCGGTGATGGTTCTGTACCAAATGATGACCAAGAAGGTGATGATGGTTCGGGTGAACGCCGCCTAACTGTAGACTTAGATATTAATGATGCTTCATCGCTATCTTTCATTCCAGCGTAACCTCTGCGCCTTGTTTTTTTACCCGTTGATATTGAAGATAAGGAACTAGATGAATATTTACGTCTTGTTGGGGTTGCATAGGGAGCTTTATAACCCGGTGATACAGATGCATGAGTTAATGCATGACGTGATAATGGAGGAGGAATTAAAAGAGGTGGTGGTGGTGGTGGAGGAGCCGGAGACTTTTTTTTGAACGTGTTTTTAAGAAAAGCTGCGGTCCTTCCTACCATTCCGGGACTGGACGGTGCCGGAGGAGCTGGAGAAGCCGGAGACTTTTTTTTTAATGTTTTTTTAAGAAAAGCTGCGAACTTTTTAAACTTTCCGGGACGGGGCGGTCCTGGTGATCTTAGAGGCCGCCGTGGTAATATTGCGCGAGGAGCCGAAAGTGTAGAATGTAGTGTAGGATGTAGTGTAGGATGTAGTGTAGGATGTAGTGTAGGATGTAGTAAAGAATGTTTATATTGGTGTAATTTGCCTGAAGAGATGAGGTGAAAGTAG